TCTTCAGGAACAAGTGGATCATCTGGATCTTCAGGAACAAGTGGATCATCTGGATCTTCAGGAACAAGCGGTTCATCTGGATCTTCAGGAACAAGCGGTTCATCTGGATCTTCAGGAACAAGTGGATCATCTGGATCTTCAGGAACAAGAGGTTCATCTGGATCTTCAGGAACAAGCGGTTCATCTGGATCTTCTGGAACAAGTGGTTCTTCTGGAACAAGCGGTTTATTAAATCTTACCGGTCCAAACAATGGTGTTATTACAAGAGATGGTAACACAGGTTCTGTTGGTATTGCTGAAGTTGGATTTATATATGATTCTTTAGGAACAGGATATTTAAGTGGACGTTTAGGATTGAATACAGGTATTCCTTCAGGAATATTACATATTTATTCGGCAATTTCTGGAGATACGTTAATAAGAACTGATGGATCTAATGGTACTATCTTTAATGTTATTGATGATCTATCTGATTCTCTTCTTAGCGTAAATAATTCTGCTGGATTACCAGTATTTGAAGTGTTTGCAAATGATAGAGTAGTTGCTGGGCAATATAATAGCGGTGATTTTATTATCACAAATAATAAAGCAGGTATTGGCACATCGAATCCGATAAACAAATTATCGGTCCTTGGTAATGTTAATATAGGATCTGCGGCTTTTAATGTAACTGCGCCAACAAGTGGACTTATAGTTGAGGGTTCTGTTGGTATAGGTCTAACAAGTCCATCACAATTATTACACGTTTATAAAGGTAATAATGGTGGTTTGGGTGGGGCTATAATGATAGATAATAATGGTAATGCTGTTGCTAATGAAACAGCTTTAATGTTTGGAGATGGTGGTTCAAGTAATATAAGAGCGGCGATTTCTTCAACAACGGAAGGCACTCCTTTTTACGGTGATATTAAATTTAAAAATGGTTTATCTGCATATTCTAGTTTAAATACTAGAATGATCATACTTGGTAATGGTAATGTAGGTATTGGAACAACAGGTCCATTAACAAAATTAGATGTTAGAGATGGATCAATCACAGCTGGTACTTTAATTTCAACATCAGGAGCAACTCTTCTACGTGGATATTATACAGATGGAGCTTTAACAGTTTTTGGCACTGAATACAGCAGCGGCGGTCCATTTCTTGGATATGCTGTTACTCCATCATTATCATCAAGCGCTGCCTTTTTAAGTTCTACTAGCATTGCAATTCCAAGATCAGCTTATATACAAAATGGCGGATCACATAGATGGTATATAGGCGCTTCACAAACAGTAGCTATAGGCAGTTCAGCTACATTAAGCCAAGTTGTTGGAATTAATAGTGATGGTAATCTAGGCGTTGGAGCAACAAGTCCAGGTTATAAATTAGATGTAAATGGAGGAGCTAGATTTAGTGGTAATATCGGAGTTAATGGTGCGCCAGCAAGTAATAGAGTTTTAACTTTAAATAATGTTTCAGCAGGCACACCACCAGCAATAAAAATTGTTAATCCTAATTTAGTAACAGCTGGAGGTTCTACTGGTAAAACTTGGGTTGGTTGGTTGCCAATCGATTTAGGAGATGTTAATCCTCATTATATAGCAGTTTATCAATAAAATATTTTATTAATTTAAATTATACTATAGCGCGTTATGAATTTATTGACAAAGATAGATTTCTTGTAGCTTTTAATATATCTGACGATCAGGAAAATGGAGCTTATATAGAAACAATTTTGCAAACATCAGATATATGCGAAAAAACAAAACAAGAAGTTTGCCAATTGGCATATGATAATTTAAAACCAAAAATAGAAGAATTAAAAACAAAATTTTTAGAGTCGCAATCTTCAATTGTTGGTTATCAATTTGTGCCGAATGAATGAATACTGATTTAATTTATCGCTGTAAAGAAAATAATATTTCTGGGTATAAAAAAATCATTGATAAAACATATGAGATACTTAATAAAAATTATAATCTTATTGTTTTAACTGTTGATAGTCAAAAGCATAAAGATTTTGTAAATAAAAATTTTCTAAATAAAAAAAATTTCAATTCTCCTGAATTTTTTATTTCTCCTCTTGAATTAAATAAAGAAAATAGTTGGGATTATGTTTTACCTGATAAAAATAATATTACTTGTTTGACAATGTGGGAGTCTACATTGTTACCTCGCGTGTCTATTAAAGAATTAAATAATAATACAGACAAAGTTTTAGTTCCTTCGAAATGGAATAAAGAGTGTTTTGAGCAATGCGGAGTGAAAAATGTTAACTTGTTAAATTTATTTGTTGATGATAATATTTTTAATTATAAGCCAAAAACTAATTTAAGAAAATTTACTTTTTTTGCTGGTGCTACTTTGAATGATTTTAGTATTAGCAATAATAGAAAAAACATAAATCTTGTTATTGATTGCTTTTTAAAAGTTTTTAACAATATTAATGATGTAGAATTAATAATCAAATCTACATCAACGAGTAATTTAGGTGTTCCGAATTATCTTAGTGATAATATTAGAATAATTTCTAAAAATATTTCTTCTGTTGATCTAGCTAATTTATATGCTGAGTCAGATGTTTTTGTTAGTTCTTCTAAGTCGGAGGGTTGGGGATTTTTTCAAATTGAAAGTTTAGCTGTTGGTCGTCCAGTCATTACAATTGATTATGGTGGTGTTAAAGAATTTTGTAATAAAAATAATTCATTTTTCATTGATTATGAAGAAGAATTAGCAAGCGGTTATTGGGCAAAGAGTGGTGGTCTTTGGGCTAAATTGAATTTTGATTCTTTATGCGAACAAATGTATTTTTGTTATAAAAATAAAGATATATTAAGAAACAATTGGCTAAATTATTCTAAAAGTGTGTTACCGCAATTTTCTTTAAAAAATTACGAACAAAATTTATTAAAATATTTATGGTGTAATAAATATAATCTGATATGAGTATACAACATGCAAATCTTGGAATAGTTAGAAATGGTTTACAGTTGTATTATAATCGTGAATTTCAAAGCAGTTTTAAAGGTCAGTCTACAGTAAATTTATTTGCTCTTCCGAATGGAATTTTTGGTGGAGAAGGTAATCATAGCGGTTCATTTGTCACAACAACTTCAACTGGTATACCAGATTTAATAGTATCAGGTAATAAATCAATTTATTATGTTCCTGAATATTATACATTAGTAGCATCAGGAGCATGGCAGTCTGAAGTAAATAGATTGCTTATATATCCTAAAGGAGGTAATAATGTTGCTTTGTCTGTATCTACATCTTATAGATTATCGTTTTATGCTAGAAGTATAAGTGGAAATACAGAATTATATTATTCTTTTTATGGAGCTTCTGGTGGTCGATCAACAGCAAGTTTAACAACAAGTTGGAAAAGATTTGAAATGACCAGCACTACACAAGCATCTTTCACCGCTGTTGAATTTGGTAATAAAAATAGCGGTTTCATGACTTGCCAAATTGCTTGTATACAAGTTGAATCTAAATCTTATTCTACTCCATTTACTTTGCCAATGAAATGGACGCCCAATACAACAAATGTTACTGCTATAAATGGTGGTGGTTATGCTGCTTGGGCTAAAACTTCTGGTATCGATTCTTGGACTAATGCAAGAATATATAGTTCTGAAGGTATTACTGGTCCTTGTTATGTTAGTTTTAAAGCGTCACAAATCGGATCTCCTATTATGATTGCTTTAAATAGCGATCCTACTACAGGTATTGATTATCAAAATTTAGATTATGCATGGTATATAACATGGGAATCTGGTTTTCCAGCTGTAATTTATGAATCAGGATCATACATAAATTCATATGGAGCCTATACAACTTCTACAATTTTTCATATTATATATGATGGCGCAAATATAAATTATTATATGGATGGAGTATTGAAAAGAAGTGTTGCTAGAACATCTACTGCGCCTTTGTATTTAGATAGTAGTTTTTATTCATCAACAGCGGGCGGTGCTGTAAATTCACTGTCTTTTGGACCACTAGAACAAATGAATAGAACCGCGAATTTTATTGTTGGTGGTGGAGGTTTAAATGATATCAGTGGAAATAATTATAATTTAGATTTAACCAGTACAGCTATTACATTTGATAGCGGAGGTTTTAAATTTATAGATGGTGCGACAGGGCCAAGAATAACTCCGGTTGCAAATTCAATTTTAGATACTTTAAGTAATAATTCACACAGTTATGAATGTTGGGTTATGACTTTAGGAAATCCTCCTGATACTTATTCTGGATATTTTTTTGGCAGGGTGGGTTTTCATGAGGGTTTCTGGCAAGAGAAAACTGATGGTAAAATAATAGGGGTTCAAACTTGGTATTATGATAATAATGGAGTTACATTATCAACAACATGTCCATTGAATACTTGGAATCATATAGTTTATGTTTGTGATGTTGAAAACGGTACTAGAAAATTATATAAAAATGGTTCTTTATCAGATTCAAATACCTTAACATTACAAATCAAACAATATACTTCAACAACTGATTATATTTTTGGTGCAGCTCAGAAAAATTATTCACCAAATTTAATTTTATCATCTGCAAAAGCTTATAGTCGTGTTTTGTCTCCAGCGGAGATAAAACAGAATTTCAATTCGCAAAGAAAAATATATGGGATATAATTATGGGTGCTGTTAATTTAGGTCCATCTTTAGATAAAGTTAATTTGCGATTAAATTTAGATGCAGCACAAATGAATAGTTATAGTCCAAATGTGATTCCAAACCCTACCGATATTTTTGCATGGTGTGGAACTGCTGCTACAAATAATTGCACAATATCTAGAGATACAAGTATTACAAGGCAATATGGATCTATTCCTTTAAAAATGGTTGTAACTGGAAATGATGCTTATATTTTTAGTTATAATAGTGGACAGTGGAATTTATCAAGTGCTGGTCCAGGTCAAACTTGGACTATAAGTGTATATGTTAAAGCTAGTCAACCAACAAATGGAGAACTTTTTATATTTGGAGCTTCGGCTGGAAATGATGTATTTACATACAATGATTATGGATCTACTTCTATAAGCATAGGAACTTCATGGACAAGAGTAAGTTTTTCATATACCTTTACAAATGTAAATATTACTCAGATACAAGTGAGATTAGATGGTACACAATCTGGAGGTTCTGGTATAACAATTTGGTGGGATGGTTTACAAGTTGAAAAAGCTTCTAGTGCTACAACTTTTAATCCTAGGTATTTTGGAAATACTAAATGGTATGATATAAGTGGAAATAATTTAATAGGAACATTAAATGCAGCTCAAGTATTTGATCCTCAAGAAAGAGGATGTATTGATTTTAATGGAACAACTGGTTCAGTTCAAATACCGCATAGTTCTTTATTGAACTTTACTGAAATAACATATTTAACATTTGCAAAAACGCCTAGTACATATACAAGTTCATATAGAGCTATAGTTGGAAAACAAGGTGCTGATAGAGACTTTAATTTTTATTTATTTTCGAATAGTAGTAATGGTGTTATAGATTATTATCATTTATCTACAGCTAGAGTGACAGGTTTTACTAGTATAGCTCCTATGCCGGGCGGTTCATTAGCTTTAAATACTTGGCATCAAATGGGATTTAGTATAGGTCAAGGAAATATCAATTATATTTTAAATGGCAAGATAATTTATACAAGTACTTATACTGGCACATTTAACGCAAATAGTTCATATCCATTAACTATTGGCAGTGCTGATAATTATTTTTTAGGTAAAATAGCAACTTCTTGTATATATAATAAGATTCTTACCGCCAATCAAATTTTGACGCATTACGAATTATTTAAAACAAGATTTTTATAGTATGATAAATTATTCACCAAAAATAGTTACTGACGGTTTGGTTTTATGTATTGATCCAAGTCAAAACAGTTCTTTTCCTGTTTCTGATTTGCCGGTGAAAGGAAATTTAGCTCTTTGGTTAGACGCATCAGATGATAGTACTTTTAGTTATAGTTCTGGGACTTCAGTTTCGTTGTGGAAAGATAAAAGCGGAAATAATTATAGTGCAGTTCAAGCAACAGTTGCAAATCAACCAAGTCGAAGCACAACACAGAATAGCAAAAAAACATTAAATTTTGATGGCACAAATGACACGTTAGTTGTTTCAAATTTTATTGGTAATTCAGAAATGAGCATATTTGTAGTTTCAAATTGTGGAAATACTTTATTTATAGAGCATTCAGTTAATGTAAATACAAATAATGGTTTTTATTTATATGGAGCAGGCGGAGGAATGTTTGCTATAAATAGGAATAGCGTCATCACTTATAACGCATTAACAGATTGGTTAACTGGTGGTTATTCAATTGCAACAGGAACTAATTCAATTGGAACAGATTTATTGACTTTTAAAAATGGAACGCAGCAATCTCCATCTTCTTCAAATCTGGTTTCTATTTCTGCTAGTAATACTACAGCATCTTTATATATAGGAAGTAGAGCTGCAAGTGGCATTTGGACTTCAGGTCCAATTGCTGAAATATTAATATATAATAGAAAAGTTTCTAATGCTGAAAGAAATTCGATTCATACATATCTTGGATTAAAATGGGGTATTGTTAATACTGATAAAACTATACTTGATCTTTCAGGATTATCAAATAATGGTACATTAAGTACTGATGCTGTTTTAAATCAAAATCAACAAAAAACAATTCAGTTCAGAGATAATTCTGGTTCTGGATCTTACATTAATTTTGGAAATATTAATTTAAATCTTACTTCTTTAACTGTCGATTATTGGTTTAAATTAACAAGCGATCCCAATATAGATGGTAATAACACATATAGATACATGTGTATAAAAGACTCTAACTTTTTCAATTTTTTAGAAGAAAATAGAGTTATTAATTTTACTGTTTATAAAGGTGGAAGTCAATATAGACGGGTCGGAGATTATAATGGTACGGGTATTTTTGGGCATGGTGTTGTAGCTGGTCAAGATTTTGGAACAGCTTTTAGTATTGATGTTTGGTATAATGTTGTTTTTGTTTATGATAATTCTAATGGCTATGGTTATTATTATTTAAATGGAGTTCTTTTAAATAGCGGTATAATGAGATTAGCTTCGAACCCATATACAGCAATCACTGCTGGTAATATTGATAATACAACAAGTGCGGGTACTTTCAGTGGTTTAGACTCTGGAGCTACACCATTCTTTTTTCCGGGTCGATTAGGACCTTTAAAAATATATAATAGAAATTTATCATCCGCAGAAATCGCTTCTAATTATTCAGCTTTTAAATCTAAATATTTAAGTACAATTATTGAAAGCGGATTAGTATTAAATTTAGATGCTGATGATCCAAGTAGTTATGCTGGATCAGGTACAACTTGGATTGATACAAGCGGCAGTAATGCTAATTTTACTTTAGATTCATCAGGAATCACTTGGAACAGTAATGGCTATTTTACGTTAAATGATGGTGGCGCTACTAGATCTTCTTCGATTACTAGTAGTACAACATGTACTGTGGTTTTATTTATTAAAACTAATGATGCTCAAGCTTTAACATTTAAAGGTAATAATAATAACAATTATTATATTGCTGCATATTATTCAGGTCAAGGATTTTATAGTGGAACTGCTGGTACGCCAACTTATTGGATTGATCTAAATTCAGTATCTAATCCATGGCCTACTTATTTAGATAACAAGTGGCATATGTGGGAAATAAAAAATGTCGATTTAAGCACTTGGACCGTTTTTGAATTTAATAAATATGCAGGTTTTACTTTTGCTAATAGTGCAGTAGCAAAAATTATGATATATAATAAAAATTTATCTGCTGATGAAAGTCAGACAAATTATAATTCCTTTTTAGAAAGAGTTAGTCGATTAAATAATCCTGTGAATCAAGATTAAATTTACTTTTTAATTTTTTTAGTGTATTAAATATTATGGACACAATTTATATAGAAACTCAGCCATCGCCTGAAAAAAACGTATCTTCTGTTACAGCGCGACTTGGCAATTTTGATTTAATGGGTCCATTACGCGGTCCAAATCTATATGTTGAATTATTGAATCCAAACGGAGCGATTTTTGATTCAACTTATGTGGCAATTCAAGGTGATGATTGGCAAAACTGGCCTTGCAATTTAACTCCACAAGAAGATTATGAGTATTTAAGTTCTGTTATTTTACGTATATTAGGTCTTTCGAAAAGATTAAAATCTCCATTTTTTGTTAAGTATCCTATTTCGCAATATGCTATTGAAGGTTCAAGTTTTGCTATAAGTTGTGAAGTAGATGGTAATCCAAAAGAGTTTAATTATCAATGGACTAAAAATTCTGGAATTATTCCTTCAGCGACAGGTTCAAGTTTAGATTTTTCAAATGTCGTGACAGGAGATGCAGGTAATTATGCTGTTATCGTAAATAATACTCAAGGAGAAATAACGGGTTATGCATTTGTTGAGGTTATTCCATTAAGCGCTCCAACAATTATTGTACAACCTGTTAATACAGTTCTAGTGTCTGGATCTTTTGGTCAAGTATATGTCACAGCTAATGGTGTTCCTGCTCCAAGTTATCAATGGAATAAAGATAGTGAAGCGGTTTCGGGCGCTACAGGAGCAAGTTTATATATAAATAACATGCAACCTGAATATACTGGTTTATATAATGTAACTATTTATAATACATTAGGAACTGTTACTAGCGATAGTGTAGAGTTATCAATGTCTCAAGCGTTAACTACAGGTGAAATGATTTGAATTTTTATATAGTCATAATATAATTTTATATGACTGATAGTTTAAACTTACCTGCAAATAATCAACAATCTGATTTGACAGAAATATTAACAGTAAATTTTACCAGAGAAGAATTAATTGTTTTAAACAATATTTTGGATTTAGCGACAAAATATGAAGGTTTAAAAATAGCTGAAACGACCATTTTTTTATCAAAAAAAATTAGAGAATTTTTAAACACTAAAACAATTTAATAAAATTTTAACACAGAGAGTTGTCGATTTATCGGCAACTCTTTTTTTATTTTTTGTTTTGTTGGTGTAATAATATGTAATGGCTTCGTCGCGAAATAGAGTTATTTATGCAGGTGATACGATTTTAATGTCAGAATCGCCTTCTTGGTATTCGCAAACAGGAGTTGCGTCTTTAAAATCTATAAGACGTGTTCAATCAAGTAATATAGAAATATCGACCCCGCTTTCAACAGCTAAACAAATAGGTTCGTCAGATTTTGCATTTCAAAGATATTTGCAATATCCTAAAATAACAACATCTTTTAGTTATTATTTAACTGATAATTCAAATGAATTAATAATGGGTTTTGTCACTGATGGAGTGACTGGTTGTTTTAAAAATTTAGTTGCTTTTGGTAAGGATCAAAATATTTTTTATGTTTTAACAAATACTAATGCTGAAGATTTTTCAGATGTTGGTAGTTTGTCTGGATACGATGTAATGAGTATAGGCAATTGTTTTCTAACTAATTATTCTATTAATGCTGCTGTTGGAACTATACCGACAGCAAGCGCATCCTACGATTGTTTAAATATATTTTTTCAAAATTATACAGGAGTTCAAACACAATTACCATCAATAGATTTGACTGGAGCTAGTCGATCTACTGGGACGTATGCATTAACAGCTTTCAATTTAAATCCTCAAAATTATTTTTCTAATCAAGAAAATAGACCTGCTGCATTAAGACCTGGAGATATTGTTTTACAAATGCAGCAACCTTTAATTGGTGGAATTAGATATAGCGGTGTTGTTCAAGCTAGCATAACATCTTTAAATGTTGAACTTCAATTAGAAAGAAAAGATTTAGTTGGTTTCGGTAGCAACTATCCATATGATAAACGCTTATTGTTTCCTATAATTGGAAATTTATCTTTTGAGGGAATTTTCGATCAAGCAGTGACTGGTGATTTTAGTCAAATATTTGATGATGAAAATACTTATGATTTCACATTTTTATTCAAAAATTGTAATGGTGATATAAATTATAGATTGGGAATCTTTGGTGCCGCTGTAGAATCTCAGAGTTTATCTATGTCTATTGGAGAAAATATGTCATTTAGCTCTCAATTTTCTATTACAGTTACTGAAGGTGATGGTTTTACTATTTCAGGGGCAGCAGAATTAATTACTGGAGAGCTAATTGATTCTATTAACAATCAAACATTAGCTTTGTTATAATATGAAAGATAGAAATATATTTTCATCTAAAAATCCGCCAAGTAGTTGGACTAGAAATCCAAATAATTTTTTAAAAAATTTTGATTTATCTGGTTTTGCTGTTTATGTTGATATAGGAGTTTCTTCTGAGAAAACAAAAAAAAGTGCTGCTTTAATAAGCAATAAACACGTTTTATTAGCAAAACATGTAACCGGTGATAATCCGCCTTCTTTCAACATTAAATTTGTAAATAATAATAATGAAGTTTTTACTTATTCTGTAGATGTTTGTATTCATTTGGATTTTTCAGATATGATGATAGGAGTTTTGGATAGAGTTATTGATCCTTCTTTGTGTTTTTATAAGGTATTGCGTTCTAATTTTGATAGTTATTATAATTTAATTATTGATTCAATTGGTTCTGGATCTAAATTGCCAGTTGTTTTTGTTGATCAAGATAAAAATTTATCTGTTGGAGATGCAATTTTTACAAAAGCAGCGTTGCCAGTTAATGCGGGTAATCCAACAAGTTATCCTTTAGGTTATGTTTGGCAAATAAATATAAGTAATAATGATTTGAAATATACATATGGTGAATATGTTATTTCTGGAGACTCTGGTAATCCTATTTTTTGTATATTGAATAACGAATTAATTTTACTTGGTTTATGGCATGTAGCGCAGTTATATCCAGAAGGTAGAGGTCCAATAATTAAAAATAATACAGTAGGTAAATTCGCAGCAAGTCATAAATATATATCGGATATTAATTCTGCAATGACTACTCTTGCTGGATCATCTTATTCTGTAACTCAAATTGCATCAGATTTTAATACTTATTCATCTTTAAAGATTCCAAGCATTGCTATTGGTTCTAATACATATTCTGAGTCTGTTTCTAGTTACAGTCGATCTCCGAATGTAAGAGGGTATGGGCAAGAAAATAAAACTATTTCTTTAGATGATGATAGTTATATATATGGTCCGTTTTCTTTGTCTTCAGATTTAAGTTACCTTATAAATCCTTCTTCTCCTTATTTAGGTTTAACAAGTAATAATTTAAAATCAAAAACAAATGAGGGTGGCACTTCTAGCGATCTTTCTTCTAACATAGCGTATAAAGCTTTAGCGGTTCCTGCTCCTATTGTTAATAGTATTAGTAACACAAATAATAAAAGACCGATTATTTCTGGAACCTGGATACAAACTGAATTGCCTACTTATTCAGAAGATATTTATATTGATATATATGATAATAATGTTATTATTTCTTCTTTTACAGACATTACTCTTTCAAATGTGAAAAGCAATAATACGTTTACTTTTTCTTTTACTCCGTCTTCTGATTTAAGTATTGGAACGCATACGATAAAAGCAAAAGCGTATTATTTTGATAATAATTATAGTTCTTTTAGTAATTCAGTTACTTTTGATATATTAGATACTGGTGGCTCTTAATTAAAATTCAATTTTTGCATTTTTTGTTTCTATAGTTTTTGGTCTGTCTTTAACATGTTTTTTGCCGTTTGTTTTCTTTTTATAGTCGTCGAAATACTTGCGCTTAATAGGATCTTCGCCGCCATTCAAAGCCGCTCTACGATCTGATAATTCAGAAGAATAATCTAACAAATCACCATATCGGCCTTTCATATTTGCTGTTTTATTAACAAATCCTTTATTATCGAATGGATCAACTACTTTTGCGTTTCCAATATTCACTTGTGGCAGATCATAAACTCGCTCCCAAAAATCTTCATCTCCGTTTTCACCGCAATAATGTTTATATTCTTTCATAGGCATTACAACGTCAATGATTTTGCCTGTTTTTTTATTTTTGAATTGATAGACCATAACTATTATATGAAATATATAAAAAATTAAAGCGCGGTTTTTTAGGCCGCGCTTGTTTTTATTCTATTTCTATTGTTCTCAGTCTTTCTTTCTTCTTAGGAAGTTTAACTGATAACAAACCATTATTCATTTTCGCTGTTACGCTTTCGAAGTCATAGTCATTAACGTCATATAGATAATCTTCAAAGTCTACAGCAAACGTTTGCTTGTCGTCTACTTTAATATTAAGAGCTTTATTTGATGTAAAGATCTTAACGTTTTCTTTAGATTTTCCAGCTAGTTCAAAATTCAAAACTAGCTCGTTATCAGTGTCGCTGTATGTATATTTAAGTGTTTTGTAGTACATAGTAAAATACATATAGCAAGAATCATGCCAACTTTTTTAAGCTGAAAAATCATTTAATGAAGTCATTTTGACACTTTTAATTCTTTATTGAGCCAAGAAGTGTGTCAGCTGTTGTCTCATATGTAAACTTTTCTTGTAGCTTTAGTCCATTTGGATTAGGTTTCTTGGCATATTCAATAGATTTTAAGATTGCAGCATCCATTTCTTCATCGGAAATATCAAAAAACTGACCTTGATTAAAAGCTGAATTAGGAGTAAAAAAGATTCCATCATAACAGTCTTTTAGCTTCGTTGGTTCAACTAGAATGCAGTTATCTGCTGTTGCCCAATCTTTGTGAGCTGTTGCGTTCATTACAACGCTCCATTTGCCTAACGTGGTAGAATTGAATGCTGGCAAGTTCCATCCTTCTGCTCCGCTTAATCCACTGAGATCAATGTCTATACTATTGAGGTAATCATTGACCTCACTATTTGTCTGCATGTAAGGAACAAAATTAATATTATTATATTGCTTGCCTTCAAATATCTTAATTATTTCTTCTTGAAATTTTGATTTATCTAGGAATGGATTTGTCACAGCGCAAGAAAGCTGATATTTAGAATTATTACCAAAAAGCTTTAGCCAAGATTTAATTATTCTAGCTGTATTTTTTCTCTTCTCAAATTTACCTAGTATTCCGAAATGAATTTTTTCTTCTAAATAAGTCTTTCCAGTTAAACAGAAATCTTTATCAAAACCGAGAGGAACAAATTTTACATTAGCAATATCATTCATTTCAAATATTCGCTTTGTATAATTAGAAGTTACGAATACTTGATCTTGGCATTTAAGAATATTTTTTTCAATAGAAGTTACTTGAGATACTTCATGAAAAGTTAAAAGAGATTGGTTTTTTGTATATCGAGATTCGCTAGAGTTGATGTGCCATAGCTTTAAAGAAGGCAAATCCTTATCTATCTTTTCGTATCTAGACGATGCAGCTTTCTTTATATATTCGACAAAATCGTTATCGATCTTATCATAAGCGCCAAAATCCAGCTTATCGCCAATTGGAAAGAATACCAAATCTATATTTTTCTTGTAAAATTCTCTTAAAATGTTTACTGAAACATTTCCAAAAGATAAAGAATTAATCGGCGCTGAAACTAGTAATCTCATATTTAGATCTTATGTTTTTAGATATAGAATTCAATGCAGCATTATGAATATTAATACATCCTTGTATGCTTAATTTCATTTCTTTGCTTATTTTTCTCCAAGGTGTAAGTTTTTTATTACCTGAGTACCTCATCGAGAATATCTTGTGCAATCTTTTATCAGGATGATTTTGCAGCTGTACTTTGAAATCTTTTAATACTGAATCTTTAAAGTCTTGTTGAGCTTTGTTACATTCATATTTTATTTTTTCAAAATCATAAGAATGATCGTTTAGTTCAATATATTTTCTATTTTTATTAGAAGCATTTAGACACATCCACTTAGCTTCGTTGCCTAAAAATGTAGAAAACTTAGTTCCTTTGTCTTCATCGTATTTCAAGGCAGAATTATATATTGCTAATTCTTTATCGTTTATGATTTCTTCTCTTAAAGTATCGTTATTACAGTTCTTTAAAAAAGAATTAACGATATCTAGATAAATTCCAGAATGCCTATCGATTAACTCTGATAAAGATTGATCTACATGTTTATTTCTTTTTATGTTTTTGATTAATTGTATATCACTTAAATTCTCCATATAATGACCATTTATTTTTAAAGAATAAACGATTTATATGCCAATTGCAAGTTTCTTTTTCTTCAGTAAATGTTTTCCATTTTATCTTATAATCTGCCGCTCGTTTTAATATAGGATCGTTTAGTTTCTCTTGAAAATTAGCGGGTTTTTGACCCATTCTGTTTAAATGTATAACAAAACCGCCGTTTTGTTTAATCCATTTAGCTTCGTTTTCATATCTTACATCAGTAATAATGACTATTATTTTATTATTTATAGAAGATTTAACCTTTTTATCTATTTTTTTTATCCAATAATCTTGATCTAGTTTTCTGCAAACATCTGTGCCGTAAGAAACTAGAATAGGTCTTATAACATCTTTTTCAGCATTGTTTTCGGTGAAAGCTGAAATATTCAGTTTATCTTTTAAAAAGTCATCTAGATCATGTTTTAATGCAGAAGCAAACGATATCGTTAAACAAGGAAATCCATTCTTTTGAAGTTTTTGCATTAAATATTTACCTAATGTATCTTTACCGCATCTAGCAACGCCAGCTATTCCAAAAATAAGGGGAAGTTCTTTTTGCACGATTTTTTTTCTACGTTTAATGATAAAATTATGAGTGTTTTGCATCTAAGGTATACCTAGGGAAATTATTAAGGTTATTCAGAGGAATTTTTTAACGTGACACTATGGAAATTTATTGTGGTTGCGCTTTGATTAATTAAACTTTCTTCGAAGACTTCGAAAGTTTAATGCAAAGTTTCTCCTTTGTCAAGAAAAAAAGAGGAAAGAGAAGATAAATCTTTAGCTAATTTATAATATCCTAAATCTGTTAATAATTCTGGAACATGCAAAAATTCAATTTTATCATCACTATCATTAACTTTTTTGATATTCATTAATAGTGATAATTTAGTATTTTTACCTAGCTTTTCTATTATCTCCTTCAAAGCTGAAGTAGCAGCTTCAGTATAACTACAACTTAAAATAATACTTTGCCAATCAGCACATTCAACTAGATAAAAATCTTCTTGACTTTCTTCTGTCTTAAACATAAGATTAGAGTATATTAATAAATGCAAGATGTCAATAAAAAAATACTTTGGCTTGCAGATTTTGATTTAGATCAAGCAGCTGGTGGAGCACAAAGAAGTGACAAGATTCTAATAGAACATGGAAAGAAAATAGGTTTTAATATACTAAAAGTAAATAAAACTAACTTTGGCGCTCATATTAACATTCATGATTATGATATTCTAATTACATCTAATATCTGTTCACTTCATTTTGAAAATAATTGGTTATTGGATGAAATAGCTAAACATAAACACCATGTTAGAATAGAACATGATTCTAATATGTATTTGACAAATGAGCAAAGGAAGAAACTTTTTTCTAATTGTAAAAAGACATTTTTTTTAACTGAATATCACCATCAATACTTTATTGAAGATTATGGCGATATATTTCATAACGTAGAAATAGTTCCTGATCCTATTGATACTGATTTCTTTTGTGATCTAAAAAATGAAAGGGAAAATAAAATTTTATATGCTGGCTATATGCATCCTTTAAAAGGTAGCTATGAATTTTTTGATTTTGTATTACAGAATACAGATTTAAAGTTTGTTGTATCAGGATGGACCAACTATCCATCTTTAGAATTTTTATGCAAAAGCGTTCCAAACGTTGAATATATTAGCTTAACAGATTATGAAAAAATGCCAGAAATATACAATAAGTATTCTCATTTTTACTATAACCCAAATTTAAAAGAACCATTTTGTCGTTCTTTCGCAGAAGCTTTTTTATGTGGTTGTAAAATAATAAGCAATAAAGTCAATCAAATTGGCAGCTATCAATATTTTATGAAACACGGTAAAGAAAAGTTTGTAAATGATTGTAAAAACGCTCATATAAAGTTCTGGGAAAAACTGTGAAAATACTTTTAGTTTTTAATAAAAATTTGCCGCGTGAAAATCTTAATAGAATGGATTCTGGATATTATAATACTTATATTCCATTGTTAGAACTTGGACATGAAGTATACTTGTATGATACCATAAACCCAAAAGAAAAAAATTTTTCTAAAGTTGTCGAGCAATTTAAACCTGATTTGATTTTTTGCTGTTTAACAGGTAATTCTCAAATCACTCCTTATGAACCAATTGAAGAAATTAAACAAATAACCAATTCTGGTAAAATCAAAACATTTAATTGGTTTTGCGATGATACTTGGAGGTTCGAAAGTTTTTCTCAATATTTTTGTCATTATTTCAATGTTTGCTCTACTCCAGAATATTCTTATATTGAGAAATTTAAACAATCTGGTTATAACAATATAATTTTAGGACAATGGCATTGCAACGAAGATTTATATTTACTAAATCAAAAAAAATATAATATTGGTTTTTGTGGAGGATTGAATCAAACAAGATTAAACTTTTTAAAACAATTAAATCAACAGGTTTCATATTTTTCAGGATGTTCTTATGAAGATATGATCTCACTATATGCATCTTGCAAAATAGTTTTGAATCTTACCATCAATGACAACGATACCGAAAAAAAACGCCAAATGAAATTGCGCATTTTTGAAGCGACCTGTGTCAATAGTATGTTACTGACTGAAAGCGTTCAAAACATAGAGATGTATTATAAACCAAATGATGAAATAATTTGTTTCGAAAATGTAGAAGAATGTATAGATAAAATTCAATTCTTTTTAAGAAACGAAAGCGAAATGCAAAAAATTGCTCAAAAAGGAAACGAAAGATTTTTGAAAGAACACACTTCAAAAATTAGATTAAATAATCTTATTAAAGAAATAAATAAAATATGAAAATTTATATTCAAAGACATTCTGAATTTGCTGGCAAATGGATTTATTCTGGCTATGCCCATGCATGGGCTTATTTAGATTATCAAGTAAAATTTATTTCTCAATTGGAAGAAATAAAAGACGATTCTGATTATTGGTTATTTATTACAGACGGAATAATAAATGAACAAAATTTAAAATATTTAAAAAATAGCGGAAAAACTTTTTTGTATGTGCAGCCTAATTATTTTCCACATCATTGGGGTAAACATCCGAATTTTGTATGTTCCTTATCGCCCGAGCTTATCGATAAGATAAATAATTTAAAAAACATAAAAAAATGGACTTTTGGATATGATACAGAAACTTATTATCCATTATGGAAAAATGTTATATCGATGCCGCTAGCTTACGATAATATAAATTATATTACTGAAGACACTTTTGATTATAAATATGACATTTGCTTTGTTGGGGGCTTTGCAAATAATGGATTTAATGAAAAAGTAGTAATAATACAAAACACTCTAAACGCTTTTTTGAAAGCTGGATTCAAGTGTGGTTTTTCAGTCGGTCAAAATATTTCTCATGAATTAGAAAATTATGTTTTAAATAAGTCTAAAGTTGCTCTTAACATACATGATTTATATCAGAGAACATTAGGATTAGATACTAACGAAAGAACTTTTAAATCATTAGGATGCAATGGCACTTTAATATCTGATTCAATTAAACAAATAGATTTTTTATTCCATAACTGTTTTCAATCAAATGATATCGATAAGTTAATTGAAAAAACTAAAGAATTTTGTCAATTAGATATTGAAGAATTAAATTCATATAAAAAGCAAAATAAAAAAATAATTGACAATGAACATACATATATAAAAAGAGTAGAAAAGTTTATTCAAGCATAATGAAAATATCAATTTTAATTCCTAATTACAACAAGTCAAAATATATTTCAGAATGCTTGACTTCTTGTTTAAATCAAACATATGAAAATTTAGAAATCATAGTTGTAGACAATGAAAGCACAGATGAAAGCGTAAAAATAATTAAAGAATTTCAAAATAAATATCCAAATAAATTTATATTTGATACAGCTAAAAATATTTATCCTCGCTGTTGGGACGAGTGTTTAGAAAAAGCTTTTGAATATTTCACTGGCGAATACTATACAATCATTGCTTCTGATGATTTCATACATAATAAATATATTGAAAACTGTGTGAAATTTATTAAAGAAAAAAATTGTAATTTTTTTCAATCTCCTTTACATTGGATCGACGATAATAAAAATCTAATCAGATATTCAAAGCATGAATATAATAATTTACTTGACTTAAAAAATAAATTAATTATAGGATGCGTCATTAACACACCAACTGTATTTTTTAAAACAGAAACGATTAAAAAATATAATTTATTTGCTAATCCAATAAAATATTCTGGAGCTGCTGATTATGATTTATATTGTAATATTGCAGATAAAGGTTTATATATTGAAAATTGTTCAGAATGGTTAGGTTATTACTATAGAATTAATGAAACACAAGCGACCTGGGAAATGCATAAAGACGAAATGAAATACGATAAACTTATTCAAAAAAAATGGAGAGACAAATGGACGAATTAAACAATATTTTAGAATTAGTAAAAAATTATATTGATAGCAAACAAAAAACTTGGACTCCTGGTAAAGACTGGGTTCAATATGCTGGTCCATATTTTACTTCAGAAGAATACATTGCTTCAATAAAGTCTTTATTAAATGGTTGGCTTGTACTTGGTCAAGATACTATCGCCTTTGAAAGCAAATTTCCTAAACATCTTGGCAAAGAATATGGCATACTAACTAACAGTGGCAGCAGTTCTAATTTAATAATGATGTCAGCAATGACATCAAAAAGATTATACAATTTTCAAAAAGGCACAAAAGTAATTACCCCAATTGCTGGATTTCCAACTACAATCAATCCTATATTTCAAGTTGGATTTGAGCCTCTTTTTGTTGATATAGATTTAGATACTTTAAATCTTAATTTAGATCAAGTTGAAGAAGCAGCTAAAAAAGGAGCTAAAATAATTACTTTTGCTCATGTTTTAGGAAATCCTCCAAACATGAATCGATTAATGGAAATCGTAAAGCAGCATAATCTTATCTTACTTGAAGATTGTTGTGATGCTTTGGGTTCTACTTATGATGGAAAACCTCTTGGTAGTTTTGGAGAACTAGCTAGTTGTAGTTTTTATCCTGCACATCACATGACTATGGGTGAAGGAGGTTTTGTGGCTTGCAAGACTCAATTACAAGAAATAGTTACTAGAAGTTTTAGAGAATGGGGCCGTGGATGTTATTGCGTTGGGAAAAAAGCTAACTTATTAAAGAATGGTTCATGCGGCAAACGTTTTTCTAACTGGTTGCCAGAACTTCCAGATGAAGAATTCGATCACAAATATGTCTATGATGAAATCGGATATAATTTAAAACCAATGGAACTTCAAGCTTCAATGGGGCTAGCACAAATTAATAAGCTTCAAGAAATTCATTCTTTAAGAAAGCGTAATCATGCTTTATTATGTGAGATTTTCAATCGATATCAACGTTATTTTATAGTTCCAAAAGCTACCAATTTATCTGATCCAAGCTGGTTTGCTTTTGCTGTTACAATTAAAGATGGCGCACCTTTTAAACGTAAACAAATTGTTCAACATTTTGAAAATGCTAAAATTCAAACTCGTCCTTATTTTGCTGGTAATATTATGCTTCAACCAGCTTATTCAGGAATAATGAATTCAAAAGATATTATTGAAAAATATCCTGTTGCTCGTAAAATTACAACAGATACATTTTTTCTTGGAGTAAGCCCAGTTATATCTGAGGAACAAATATATTATATAGAATATATTTTAGATTCTTATATAAAACAACTTAAATAAATGAAAAAGATAGTTTATATCACAGGATGCTTAGGTTTAATTGGCTCTTATTTAACAAGAAACTGTTTAGAAAAAGGGTGGTATGTTAGAGGTGTTGATAAAATAACATATGCAGCAAGACCAGAATTACTTAAAGAATTTGAAAAATATAATAATTTCAGCTTTGAAAAAATAGATATTTGCGACATCAAAACGTTAATTGATTGTGATTATATTATTAATACAGCCGCAGAAACACATGTAGATAATTCAATTAGAGAAAGTGAAGCTTTTTTGCATTCCAATATAGATGGAGTATATAATATATTAGAAGTATTAAGAAAATATAAAAAAGAAGGATTAGTATTTCCAACATTTATTCACTTTAGTACAGATGAAGTATATGGAGATATTTTACAAGGCGAACACGCTGAAAATGATATTTTAAAACCAAGTAATCCATACTCAGCAACAAAAGCTGCCGCAGATCAATTGATACTAGCTTGGGCTAGAACTTATAAAATTAATTACGTTATCATTAGACCTACCAATAATTATGGCGTTGGGCAATATGTTGAAAAATTAATTCCAAAATCTTGTAAATGTTTAACTCTTGGTAAAAAAATACCCCTTCATAATCAAGGTACGCCTTTTAGAAATTGGTTACATGCTAAAGATACAGCGCTTGGAGTAATTAAAATAATAGAAAGCGATATTAAAAATGAAATATTTAATATTGCTGGAGGTTTTGAGCAATCAAATATAGAAACTGTTAAAAAAATCATAAATATTTATTTTGATAATAAACCACAAAAATCTTTAGAAGATTATTTAGATTTTTCTGTTCAAAGGATTGGTCAGGATGTTAGATATTCATTAAACGACAATAAATTAAGAAAACTTGGCTGGGAGCCTAAATGTATTTTTAATAATGAAATAAAAAGGATTGTAGATTTTTATAAAAATAATTTCATATGGTAAACAAAATACGTGTTTCAGATTATATTGCACAAAAACTGGTTGAAAAAAACATAAAATATGTATATGGATTAATGGGAGGAGGTGCTGCTGGATTGAATGATGCTTTTATAAAAAATGAACAAATAAAATATATATGTTTTCATCATGAGCAAGGAGCCGGAAACGCAGCAATTGGACAAAGCAAAGTTACTAATTATTTATCAGTTGTTAATCCAACAACTGGTTGTGGTGGAACAAATTGTATAACTTCTGTTTTAGATGCTTGGCAAGACAGTCACCCTATTTTGTTCATATCTGGAAATGTTAAAAAATCTCAAACAAGTTTATTTATAAATAAAGAAAAACAAATAAAGTTAAGAAAATATGGTATTCAAGAACATAATATAATTTCAACTGTAAATTCAATTACTAAATATTCTAAAATGATTGAAAATGCACTAGATGTCCCATATGAACTTGATTATGCAATAGATCAAGCATTATCTCCAAGAATGGGTCCTGTTTGGCTTGACATTCCAAGTGATATTCAACATGCTCAAATTGATATTGAACAATGTAAAAAATTTATACCAAACAACAATTTATCGGTTGATAAAAATAAAAATTTTTCAAAATTACTCCCCTTATTAAATAAATATAATAAACCTTTATTTTTAATCGGTCACGGAATTAAATTAAGCAAAAGCGACTTATTATTTAAAAAAATTATTGAAAAATATCAAATTCCATTTGTTACTTCTTATTTAGCAATCGATATTGTAAATCATAATCATCCATTAAATATAGGCACTATAGGAATCAAAGGTAGCCGATCAGGAAATTTTGCTATACAAAATGCAGATTTATTAATAATTTTAGGGTGTTCTCTGAATTGCTCTCACACAGGATATGACGAAAAAATATTTTCTCCAAATTCTTATAAAGTTATGGTAGATATTGATTCAAATGAATATGCAAAAGGAATTGTTAAAATAGATGAATATATTCAAGCGGAGTTATTTAATTTTTTAAATTATGATGAATCATAAAAAATGGCTTGACAAATGTCAACACTGGAAACAAAAGTGGCCAACTTATGACATAAAACAAAATATTGATAACGAAAATGAAAAAATTAATTGTTATACTTTTATTGAAACTTTGAATGAAGAAATGACCAATAACGAAACTATTGTTTATGACGCTGGAATTCCATATTATATAATAAGTCATAACTTAAAAACAAAACAAAATCAAAAAATTATTTTATCTGGCGCTCAAGCAGATATGGGATTTTCTTTGCCTGCTTCTATAGGTGTTTATTTAGCCGATACTACAAAAAACGTGGTAGTTATAACTGGAGATGGTAGCTTTAACACTAATATTCAAGAATTAGCTACTATTAGAAATTTAAACATACCACTCAAAATATTTGTATTAAATAATAATGGATACTTAAGCATAAGAAATACCCAAAAGAAATTTTATGAAAATAGAGTCTATGGAACAAGCGTAAATAATGGTTTATGGTTTCCAGATTTAAATAAAATTGCAAACGCTTATGAAATTGAATACTTTAAAATAAAAAATAATAAAGAACTTTACAATAACATAAAAAATGTTTTAAATAAAAAAAATACTATTATATGTGAAATAATTTGCAAAGAAGATCAAGAAGTTATTCCTACTTTAATGCTTAAAAAAGACGAAAACGGAAATACTATACAATGTGGATTAGATGACATGTATCCATTTTTATCACAGAAAGAAATAGAGGAAGAAAAAATAATATGAAATCTAAAGTTCTCATTACAGGTGGAAACGGAAGAATAGGAAAGCTTTTAATTCCTTTGTTACAAGATAAATATCAAATAACTATTTTTGAATCTAATAAAAAACGCAAAAACGAAAATAAAAATTTTTTCTATGGCGATATTAGAAATATAGAAGATTTGGAATCTGCTTTAGCTGATGTTGATATATTAATTCATTTAGCTGGTATTCCAGATGAAGATAGTTTTTTAGAAAAATTGATGCCCATTAATATTGAAGGGACATATAAAGTTTTTGAAGCTGCAAAAAATTGCGGTGTTAAAAAAATAATTTTTGCCAGCACAATTCAAACTGTTTGGAATTATCCTAATTCAATTAAAATAACAACCAATATGCCACCAAGACCTTTTAATTTGTATGCTTGCACTAAAATTTTTGGTGAAACTTTAGGTAGATATTATTCAGACAAATTTGGTATTTCTGTAATATGTTTACGAATAGGTTATTTTTTAAATTATGATCACGAACTGCTTTCTGATTCTGAAAAATCAAAAATGTGGTGCAGCCCAAATGATTTATGTCAAATAATAGAGAAATCAATTAAAACTGAATGTAAATATGAAATATTTTTTGCGCTATCAAATAATAAAAATTCAAACTACGATATTTCTAATGTAATTGAAAAAATTGATTATAAACCAATAGATGGAACCGAAAATAAAAAAAAAATTCAAACAGCCATTCATGAAGACTGCATATTATGAAAATATTAATAAGATCAATAAAGAATTTTACTATTTATCATTTTAATATATATTCGAAAAATAATGAAATTATTTAAAACAAAAAATAAAAATAAACTATATAATAAAAATAAAAGTTTATCAGAGATTGCAAATTTTTATGAAATGGATAAAGGAAATTGTGATAAAAATAAATTATCTTGGGGAAAAGATTGGCCAGATCACGTATGCATGGGATATACTGAAACATATGAAAAATATATGTTCCAATATAGAGAGAAAAAAATTAAACTTTTTGAAATAGGAATTTGTGATAAAAGATTTCCATTCGCTTCTCCTAAAATGTGGTTGACATATTTTAAAAATATTAATTTATATTGCATAGATAATTTTTGGGGAAATTATCTTGATGAAAGAAAAAAAGATATTGAAATGTTAAATAAACTAGGTGTTAATTTTATTTATGCTGATCAAGGGAGTTTTTGCGATTGGAATGAAATTAAAAAACATTGTCCAAACGATTTTGATTTTTTTATTGAAGATGGAAGTCACTGGCCTAATCATATGGCCATAAGTCTTTGGCAAGCGAAAGATATTTTAAAATCTAAAGCTTATTATTTTATGGAAGACTTACAAAATCCTTTAACAAGTAGAGGTAAATTTAGAATCGATAACTCTTTATTAACAGAAGATTTATTAAACACTTTAAAAAATAAAAAATTTAATTCTCATTTTTTAAATGATATTCAAAACAAAGAAGTAAATGAAAATTTTGAATTAATAGATATGATTTTAGATAAACATTCTGTAATTTATTTAGCTGTATTTCAAAAAAAATAATGACAAATAAAAAAATTTTAATAACAGGCGGAAATGGGTATATAGCCTCATCATTAAACAATAGTTTAAAATCAAAGTATAATATAATAGCACCAAACAAACATGATTTAAACTTATTGAATGAAGATTCAATAAAATATTTTTTTGATAAAAATCAAATTTTTGATTGTGTTGTACATTGCGCAATAACTGGCGGAAGCCGATTAAAAAAAGATGATTGGAATGTACTAGATTCTAATTTACAAATGTATTATAATTTATGCAAAAAAGAAAAATTTTTTAAAAAATTTATTAATTTTGGATCTGGTGCTGAAATCTATGATTCAGAATCTCCATATGGATTAAGTAAAAAAGTAATATCTAAATCAATATCAGAAAAACAAAACTATTACAATATAAGAATATTTAATGTTTTTGGATATAACGAATTGCCTACAAGGTTCATTAAAAAAAATATAATTAATTATATAAACAAGAAAAATATCGAAGTGTACGAAAATAAAAAAATGGATTTTTTTTATATAGATGATTTGATTAATACGGTAGAATTTTATATAAATAACAACAATCTCGCAAAAGAAATTAATTGCTCATACAAAGAAAAATATTGTCTTTTTGAAGTAGCAAATTTAATAAATAATCTTAATGATCATAAAGTTCAAATCCATTATGAAAATATAATCAAGCCAGATTATGTTGGCGAATTCAATTTGCCTATTTCATATATAGGATTACAAAATGGAATTAAAAATACTTACGATAAATTAAAATAATTATGAAAACAGCATGTTTTATATATTCAGATAATAAAAAGTATGATAAATTACAACAATGCGCCATTAAAAGTTTTAAAAAATATCATCCAGACATTCCAATATTTGTATACAGTTCGAAAAATACAGAACTAGCTCATTTAAAAGATTTTTCATATGCTAGATATTTGTTTGCTTATGAAGTATCAAAAAAATATAATATACAAAAAATTATTATATTAGGCTCAGATACCATTACTTGTGATAGGCTTGATGAATTTGTCGATAACTATAATTTTGATATATTAACTTCGCTTGATTATCCATATCCCCTTGAAATAGTTGCTGTGCCAGCACAACAAATTATTGAACAAGTTAATCAGTATACTATTTGTCATTTTAAATTTGCTTCTTCAAATGATAAACATGTTAATGCAGATGTAGTTTGTTTTAATAATATAAACGCTCTTGAAGAAGTATTAAATTGTCATAAATGGATGAAAACAGAATACGGAGAACAAGCAGCATTAAATTATATCTGTAACATTCAAAATAAATACACAAATTTCATTGTAGATGGTGATTATGAAAACTCAGAAGTTGTTTATAATGCTAGAGCTAAAGGAAACACTTGCGAACGAGATACTGAAAACCCTTGGTTTAAATATACAAATTTATTTGAAGTAAAAAATAATAAATTATATACTGGAACTCATAAAAATTGTATAAAAGCTAAACAAATAAAAGTTTGGCACTACATAGAAGGATTCGGTTGTAAAAAAGACGATGAATTTGAAGACTCAATAAACACATGGATCGAAAAAGGATTTAATGAAGAAACAAAAAATTTCTTTTCTGATCAATGTGATTGCGGAGATTTTTTTAAACAAAAATTTATAATATGAGCATTTTAGTAACTGGCGGATCTAGCATGGTCGGAAAACATTTGCAAAAAATATTTCCAAAAGCTATTTATTTAACTAGTAAAGATTGCGATTTAACAAATTACAATGAAACTTATAATGTAATTAAAAACATAAAACCAAATACTGTTATTCATCTTGCTGCAAAAGTTGGCGGAATTATGGATAATATAAATAAACCCGTTGATTTTTTTGAGCAAAATATATTAATAAATACAAATACATTAAAAGCTAGTTATGCAAATGGTGTTAATAAATTTATTGGAATCTTAAGCACATGCATTTATCCCGATAAACTAGAAAATAATCAATACCCAATAGAAGAAAAATTATTACATTCAGGACCGCCAACACCAACTAATTTTGCTTATGGATATGCCAAAAGATGTCTCGCAGTACAAATAAATGCGTACAATAAACAATACGGAACAAAATATTCTTCATTAATTCCTTGCAATTTATATTCAGAAAATGATCATTTTACTGGTGACAAATCGCATTTCTTATCCAGTTTAATATATAAAATACTAAAAGCAAAACGAGAAAATCAAAATGCAATAGAGTTATTTGGAACTGGTTCTCCATTAAGACAATTTATGTATGCTGAAGATCTTGCAAAAGCGATTATTCAAACGATTGAACTGAATGAAGCTTTTAACTTTAATATTTGTACTGATGAAAACAAAAGCATTAAAGAAATAGCAGAAATCGCGCTTTCAGCGTGTGAAGCTGATCAGCTTGAAATAAAATGGAATAAAAATAAACCAGATGGCCAATTCAGAAAAGACGCTTCGTCAAAATTGTTTTTACAAAAGTTTCCACAATTTAAGTTCACTTCTTTATTTGAAGGAATACAAAAAACTTATAATATCATAAAGAATGAAAAGCTGGAAGCTTAACGATTCAAATTTCACTTTAATAGACAGACTTAAAATATCTGCGTTTTTTCTCAATAGTAAAAATTTTTGGACAATGACAGATAAAGTTGCTCGTTTTGAAGAAAAAATGTCTGACTTTACAAACAGTAAGTACTCTATTTTTGTTTCAAGCGGATCAACTGCGAATACAATTTTAGCTTATTACCTAAAAGATAATTTCTATACAGATAAAAGAAACACAATCGTTTTTCCTTCAACAACATGGATCACTTCTGTTTCTCCTTTTATAAGAGAAGGATTCAAGCCAAAATTTATTGATATTACGCTTGATGATTTAGCTATCGACCTGAATAAACTAGAATCTTTTTTAGATAAAAATCACGAAGAAGTTTCATGTATTTTTGTGACCAGTTTATTAGGTATCGTTCCTAATATCGATAAACTGATAGAAATTAAAAAGAAATACAACATCAACATAATGATGGATAATTGCGAAAACACTTTCGGTAAATTTAATAATAAAAATATCAGCAGTTATTTTACATCTACAACAAGTACATATTTCGGCCACCAACTACAAAGTGTTGAAGGTGGATTCATATTTACGAATGACGAAAAGGAAAGAGATTTATTTTTAATGTATCGAAATCATGGAATGACACGAAGCATCAAAAACAATTCTCAAATAAAAAACAATGATGTTGACAGCAGATTTGATTTTTATTTACAAGGTAATAATTTTAGAAATTCAAACATACATGCTTTAATAGGACTTTTAGATCTTAATAGAGTTGATAAATATATAAATGATAGAAAAACACTATATAATTATTTCTGCAATAAAGTTAACGATTCTGTTTTAAAATATAAAAACAACAATAAGAATGAAAATTCTTTATTTTGCATACCTTTAATTTTTAATGATAAAATTAAAAAAGAAAAGACAGAACAATTTTGTCAACAAAACAATATCGAATCTAGACCTATTATATCTGGCAACTTATTAAGACAAACATGTTTAAAAAAATATGATGACTATTATAATTTTTCAAATAGCGAATACATTCATCAAAATGGTTTCTATGTAGGTTTAAATTCAAAAGTATCAATCAAACAGCTAGATATATTAATTAATTTTATCAATAATCTTTAAAATGAGCAAAAATATTTTAATTACAGGCGTTACTGGACAAGACGGCGCAAACATGGTTGAGTATCTTTTAAAAAATACCAACCACAAAATTTTTGGAATGATACGCAGATCTTCCAATATTAATTTATCTAACTGTCAAGCATTTAAAAATGAACCACGATTTCAGTTTGAATATGGTGATTTATCTGATTCGCAAAGCATTAATAATATTATAAGAAAAGTAGATCCTGATTATTTTATTAATTTTGCTGCTAATAGTTTTGTTGGTTGTAGTTGGCAAATGCCAGAACAAATGTTTGATATAAACAGTTTAGGAGTATTAAGATGCTTAGAAGCTATTAAAAATCTTAAACCTTCTTGCAGATTTTATTCTGCTGGATCTAGCGAAGAGTGGGGAAATGTAGAATATAGCCCTCAAGATATGAAGCACCCCTTGAAGCCTAGAAGTCCATACGGAGCAAGCAAAGCGTCAGCAAGACACATAGTTAAAGTATATAGAGAATCATATAATTTATATGCTGTACATGGTATTTTATTTAATCATGAAGGAACTAAAAGAGGAGAAGAGTTTGTTACTCGAAAAATCACAAAAGGAGTTGCAAGAATTTATCATGCAATTAAGAATTTACAAATCTTTCAACCTATTGAATTAGGTAATTTAGACGCTAGAAGAGATTGGAGTGACAGTGAAGATTTTGTTGATGGTGTTTGGAAAATGTTAAATCAAGAATCGCCAAAAGATTATATATTAGCTAGTGATGAAACCCATTCAATACGAGAGTTTGTTGAGAAAGCTTTTAATCATGCTAATGTTGAAGGGTATTGGCACGGCAATGGAGTTGATGAAAAATATTATATTCATGATAGATATATAGAAGACAAACAAGTGGAATCATCTTGTTTAGTAAAAATCAATCCAAAATTTTATAGACCTGCTGAAGTTGAATTGTTATTGGGAGATTCAAAAATAGCTAGAAAAGAATTAGATTGGGAACCAAAAATTTCATTTGACAAACTAGTTGAAAAAATGATACGCTTTGACATAGATAATTTTTAAAATTAGTGTATAATTGTTTTTATCATGAGCGACTTAAATATTCTTTCTGAATCCTTTCTTTCCAAATACAAGAATAAACAGCCCAACTGGGGTTTTAATGGTCTCGGTTATATAGTATATAAGAGAACCTATGCTCGATTAAAAGACGACGGCAATACTGAAGAGTGGTGGGAAACAGTCGCTCGCTGTATTAATGGCGCTCAAAAAATCGGCGCTCAATATTCTCAAGAAGAAGCTGAAAGAATTTATGATTATGTTTTTAATCTAAAGTGTAATTTTGCGGGTAGAATGCTTTGGCAGCTTGGGACTTCAACCGTTGATCGATTTGGAGCTAATTCTCTTCTCAACTGCTGGGCAACAGCAATGCGTGAGCCAAAAGCGTTTCTTTTCCTTTTTGAAAATCTAATGCTTGGTGGTGGTGTAGGTTATAGTATTCGTCGCGAAGACGTTCATGAGCTTCCCAAGATTAAGAAGGGAGTTGTTGTTTCTCATGAAGCTACTAAAGATGCAGATTTTATTGTTCCTGATTCGCGAGAAGGTTGGGTTAAGTTGCTAGCTAATGTTCTTGATGCTTTTTATGTAAATGGAAAGTCTTTTACATATTCTACTATTTTAATTCGCGGTTATGGAGAACTCATCAGAGGATTCGGTGGAAAAGCAAGCGGACCACAAATTCTTATTGATGGAATTGAAAAGATCACAAAGATTTTCCAGAGTAGAGAAGGTAAAAAACTTCGTTCTATTGATGTACTTGATATTTGCAATATTATTGGAAGTGTTGTGGTTGCTGGTAATGTAAGACGTTCAGCAGAAATCGCTCTCGGAGATCCCGATGATATTCTATATCTCCGCGCTAAAAACTGGAGTTCTGGTAACGTTCCAAATTGGCGAGCGATGAGTAATAATACTATTTATGCTGATAACTTTGATCACATCATGGAAGAGGTATGGAAGAATGGTTATGAAATAAACAAGCAAACAGGATATGCCAATGGTGAGCCTTATGGTTTATTTAATCTTCCTCTTTCTCAAAAGTATGGTCGTATTGTTGATGGCCCTATTAGCGAATCAAAACTATACCCAACAGATGTAGATAACTGCGAAATGACTAATCCATGCGCTGAAATTAGTCTTTCCAATTATGAATGCTGCAATCTTTGTGAATTATATTTAAATAATATTCAATCAAAAGAAGAATTAATCGACTGCGCAAAACTACTTTATAAGACACAAAAAGCTATCGCTGCACTTCCATTTATTCATGAAGAAACAAATCGTATCGTTCATAAAAACATGCGTCTCGGTCTTGGCGTTACTGGTGTTTGCCAGTCTCTTGATAAGCTCGATTGGCTTGATGATTGTTATGTTGCTTTGCGTAAGTTTGATAAGCAGTGGAGTAAAGAAATAGGATGGCCCGAAAGCATTAAGCTTACCACGGTTAAGCCTAGCGGAACATTAAGTTTGCTTGGTGGAGCTACTCCGGGTGTTCATCCTGCATACAGTCAGTATTATATGCGCACTGTTCGCATGTCTAGCTCTGATGCTCTTGTTCAGATCTGCAAAGATATGGGATATCATGTTGAGTATCTAATTAATTTCGATGGTACAGAAAATCATGACACTGTTGTTGTTTATTTTCCATGTGAAACTCCATCAGGATCAATTCTTGCGAAAGATATGGATGTAATTAAACAGCTTGATATGGTTAAGAAGCTTCAAACTGTTTGGTCTGATAATGCTGTATCAGTTACTGCATATTATAAGGAAGAAGAACTTGCCGCTCTACAAAACTGGCTAAAAGATAATTATGAAAAGAATATAAAGAGCGTTAGCTTCTTGCTGTTTAAGAATCACGGCTTCAAGCAAGCTCCATATCAAGAAATTGACGAAAAGTCGTATTTAGCCGCCAAGGCTAAAGTTAAGCCATTGAGTGCTTTATCTATCAATTCTAACGAAATGTTAGATATGGCAGAATGCGCAGCTGGAATATGTCCAATTAGATAATCAAAGAGCCGCCGAAAGGCGGCTTTAATTTTTTCTAGGTGTTGCTATTATAGTGTATAAATCTTTATATGGATCTCATTTTAGATTTTTCTGATAAAATTGTCGCTTATCAATCAAAATATGGAGGCAAGAAACGCAGTCAATTAAAAGATAGTGATTTTTTATTTCCTGCTACTCGCAGCTTTCCTATTGTAAGTCCTCAAGATGTTCGTGATGCAATTAGTAATTTTGGTAGAATGAAAAACCCAATGAATTATGATCAATTCATAAAGAAACTTTATCAAAAAGCAAAAAGCAAAGGTAAAGATTTTGTTGATGCTATTCCTGAATCTACAAAAAAAGAACATAAATTATCCTAATGAATATTTTAATAGATTTATCGAATCTAATTGCAAAAAAAAGACAAGGGCCTAAAAGCTCCGCTCAAACTCCAGCAAAACCAGAAGAAAAGAAAAAAGGTTCTAAAATAAACGAACCGGGTTCTGCTGGAACTACTCCTGATGCTAAAGAAAGAGCTAAAGAAGTGCTGAAAAGAAAAGATGAAAAACGATTAGTCAGTAAAGCTGAAATTACATTTAGTGAAAAAGTGACTAATGCATTAAAAGAAAAAGTAAAAAATCATAACGCCAAATACTCTAAAAAAGTAACATTATCACAGTTAAAAAAAGTTTACAGAAGAGGATTAGGAGCATTTAGTTCTAGTCATCGCCCCGATCAATCAAGATCTTCTTGGGCTTTCGCGAGGGTGAATATGTTTTTAAAAATGCAAAGTGGAGGAAAAGTAAAAGATGCTTATCGTCGCGCAGATCAAGATATCGCAAATAGTAAATAATTTATGAAATACACAACAACAGCAGTATCTGGACCCGGATCAGGACCAACAACCGGCCCAGCTAAACCTAAAACAAAAAAGAAACCTAGCACAACAACAGGTCCAGCAACCGGACCAAATGCTCCAACAGGTCCCCAAAAATAACAATCATGAATGATAAAGTTGTAGATATTTATCATTTTGATGATTTTGATGAAGAAGATTTTGCGGCAGCTTTTTCTGATTTAAAAGAATTTGGTGTAAATGATGATGAATTAAATTTAAATTATATAGAAGTAGAGGAATAAATGAATATCGTAACTAAGCTTCTAACATATCAAAATCAAGTTAAAATTTTGCATTGGCAAACAACGTCATACTCTGAACATAAATCATTAGGTGATTTATATGATGGTCTTTCTGGACATATCGATCAATTTGTTGAAGTATTTATGGGTAAATATGGCAGAATTGTAAGCCCATCAACATTTAATTTAATTCTTGAAAATTATAAAAATTTAGGTCCAATGTCTCTCATGAATGAGATGGAAACATATTTGGTAAACGATGTGCCAACAATGTTAGACGCTAAGAAAGATACTGACTTGTTAAATATTAGAGATGAAATGTTAGCTGATGTAAATAAAACCAAGTATCTATTAACTTTAAAGTAATTTATAATTGGGATATTTCTTAGATAAAGCTTTTGCTAAAATAGCATGATGATTAGAGTTATGTTGTAAAGCTGCATGTCTGAGTGAGTTATAAACAACTCCATCTATTTCAATTTTTGTACCTCTTGTTTGACTCATCTTAAGTTTGGTTTCATTTGAATGAGTTAAACCAAACATTGGACCATTTGGATATTTTGTTTTGGCATTTTTTCTTCTTTTGTCTTTTAAATTTTTACAACAAGCAGCTTTTCTTGTGTTTTCGAGTTGCTTTTTTCTTATTTGTTCCTTAAAAGGATGATTAGAAATCATATCTCCACCAGAAGCGTTTTTATTAATATTAAAAGCAGGTTTAAGCGTGTCTAAATAATATTGTTCTTTTTTCTTAACGTCGTCACATAATTCTATTATTTCTAACCATAAAGTTTCTTCACCATATTTATTGAAATGTTGCTGCAACCAATAGTTTGAATGATTATTGTTTTTTAATTGAGACAAATGCCTATTCCATCTTTTTTTAATATTGATAGAACTTCCTATATAAAAATCATTATTGATTTTGTTTTTTATTTTATAAACGCCTTTCATATTTTATTTTTACACGAAGATGCAAAATATGGGATTTCACTTTTTCAAAAAAAGTGTAATAATATATGTTAATGAATGTATATATTAATTTAAGCTCTGAAATACAAGGAGCAAAATTAAAAAAAGTATTAAATAAACCTTTTCGTACTCCCAAAGGACCGAAAAAATTTTCTGTTTATGTCAAAAATGACAAAGGAAATGTTGTTAAAGTAAATTTTGGTGATCCTAATATGGAAATCAAACGCGACGATCCGGCTCGTCGTAAGAGTTTTCGCGCTCGTCATCAATGCGACACAAATCCTGGACCTCGATGGAAAGCAAAATACTGGAGCTGTAAATTTTGGCAAAGCAAAAAATCTGTTTCTGATTATCTTTCAAACGGTTGCATCAATGATATTATTCATCAATGGGATGGCGAAACATTATGGGATCAAGAAGATTTATTGAAGTTGATGCCATCTTTGGCTCAAGCTCCTGAAATAACAGAAGAAATAGAAGAAAATAATTCTGAATTGATTGAAGAAAGTTATGAAATGGCTTTAGGTCAATTAGCTTATATTTCAGATTATTCAAAAGATTTACTCGAAAAACTCAGAGCAAATCCATCATATGCTTCTAAATTAGAACCTTGGGTGCAAAGCAAAATTACATTGATGGAAGATTATTTATTTGCCGTACATAACTATATTATATATTCTCAAGAAGGCGGCGCACACGAAAACAAAAACATGCAAGAAGGTATGCGTGTTTTAAATGTTAATGCTAGCTGCAAACATTTTGGTAGTGAAGGCATTATTAAACAAATTAAAAACTTAGACAACGACATGGGTCAAGTAATTGCATACGAAGTCACTAACAATGGATCTAATTTTAAAGAAGGTGATATTTTAACAAAAACCATCGATCAATTAAATTTATTAGAAGGTACAAAATAAATGAAAGCAAATTTAAAATTTAACAATAAACAATTTATCGCAGAAGTTTCACTTTCAAATGTTTTAGAAACAGATGAAAATGAAATTCATGATGCATACATGAATGAATGTATGTCTAATGATGCTATGTTTGTAAATACTGCTGGTATGTGTACTAGCGATGCTAAATATATGTGCGGTATGTCATATATGAAAAATCGCCCAATGCTTATGGAAGGCGCTGGCGAACTTACCGAAAAACAAATGGCTTTACCCGCTCCTATTAAAAAAGGCATTTTAAAGCGTTATGAAAAAGCCGGAACCCTTTCGGAAGAAGGCAAAAAACAATTAATGAGTTTTAGTTCAACCGTTGAAATCGAAGTTAAAGATGAAGAAGAAAATGAAAATGAATCTGGTGATGAAAGCGAAAATGGCGAAAATGAAAACATGGAGGAAATGCAAGCCGAACCAACCGCAGTTTTCGTTCAAGAACCTGCTCCACCAAGCGGTAATATTACTCCAAAAGCTGCTGAAGAAGGTCTTAAGATAGACGAAAAGCTACAAAAACAACAAGAAGCAGCCGCTCCTAAAAATCCTCAGTTGCAGAGCCCCACATTCAATCCAAAAGTTTAATTATAACAGTTAATATATAACCGCTGGGAAACCAGCGGTTTTTTTGTATCTTGACATCTCAATCGTTCTCTGTTATCGTTGTTGTATGAATAAAAGACAGTTGTTACAAAAACTGTTGTTTGCGCCTAATAAAAAGAATCCAAAATTTTGGCAGAAACAATATTCTTTATTAAATAAATTACTTAAAGATTTTCCCGATATGAAATTCTGGGAAACTCATGAGTTTGATAAAGTAAATTGTTTAACATTATTTCTAGCTGAAAGAAAGTATGAGATAGCAGATAAATATAAATGGTTTCTTTTTCAACCTGAATTTAAGAATCCAGAAATAAACATAGGCGATAAAACAGGTGATGATTATAATATAGAAAGCAAACCAAAAACAATTAAGCAATTTTTAAAATGAGTAGAAAATCAAAAGACGAATCAACTGAAGCAGCAAGCATTTTAACTTCTCAAGAACAGCTTAAAAGCTTTCTTAAGCAGAATAAAGAGTCTCATTATAATTTTGAAGAGACGATAGATTATCGCGTATCTAGCGGTAGTTTAATTTTTGATTATAAACTAGGTGGAGGTTTAGGCACTGGTTTGCATCGTTTTGTAGGTATGAATGAAGGCGGTAAAACTAGTTGCGCTTTGCAATTCATGAAGAATTTTCTAGATACTCAAAAAGACGGTAAAGGTTTTTATATTAAAGCTGAAGGACGATTGAGTAAGGAAATGATTGAAAGATCGGGCGTTAAGTTTGTTTTCTCAGAAGATGAATGGGTAAAAGGTACATGTTTTGTATTTGAATCTAATATTTATGAAACTGTATTTGATGCGCTCAGACTTCTAGTTGGAAAAAATGATGAAAAGAATAGATATTTCTTTTTACTAGATTCCGTAGATGGTCTTATCAGAAAAGGTGATTTAGATAAAACTTTTGAAGAATCTCAAAAGGTCGCTGGCGGAGCCGTTATTGCTGCTGATTTAATGAAGCGCATGTCTATTTCGCTTCAAAAGCGTGGACATATGTGCATATTTATTTCGCAGGTTCGTGCAGATATAAAGCTAGATCCATACAGCAAAGCTCCAATTCGTCAAACTAGCGCAACTGGCGGTAATGCATTATTGCATTTTGCAAATTGGATTATTGAATTTGAACCTCGTTTTAAAGGCGATCTGATTCTACAAGATGAAAAAGCTAACTATGATGAATATAAGAATCCTTATATTGGTCATGTTGTAAAAATAACAGTTAAAAAGTCAACTAACGAAAAGACAAATTCTGTTATTAAATATCCAATTAGATACGGTCGCAAAAATGGAACATCAAATTGGATAGAGAAGGAGATATTTGATTTTCTATTAATGTGGAATTTTGCTGAACAAAAAGGAGCTTGGATCAATTTTGAAGAAGATTTTTTAAATATTCTTAAGGATGCGGGTTTTACAGATTTTCCTGAAAAGATTCAAGGATCTGCAAAATTTGAAAACCTCATGAATGATAATGAAGCTTTGAAGAAGTTTTTGTTTAAATATATCAGTGAAAATCTACTAAGTTTTGGCGATGGAATTTCTGACACTGACCAATAAAAAGAAACGATGTAAAAATCTTAAACAATATATCATAGATTGGGATATAGATAGCAGAAGCAAGTTCCAAACCAGTGTTAAAAAGTTTGTTAAAAAATACTGGTTTGGAAATATTGTTTTTGAAGAGTTTCCAATTGTTGGTACACGTTTAACGTTAGATTTTTACAACGCTAATAAAAAAATTGCAATAGAAGTACAAGGAAGACAACATACACAATATGTTGAGTTCTTTCATCAAGATCGTATTAATTATTTGCACCAATTGAAGAGAGATCAAGCTAAAGAGAAGTTTTGTGAACTAAATAATATAAAACTTGTAACTATTTACGAAAACGATATAATAAATACATATCTATTTGAGTCTCAGGGTGTAATACTATAATATAAATGAAAAAACAATCGTCAGGTGAAGATTTTAAGAACTTTAAAATTCCAGATAATTATTTTAATAAATTATATGAGTTCACTGGATCTGATGAATCTTCTAAAGGGTTTATTGTTGCATACGTGTCACAAGACGGTTGTCCTATGATTTATACAAAAGTTGCGAGTCCTCTTGTAGAAATGGGTTTAATTAAGGCTATAGAAAAATATTTAAACGAAATCGATAACGCTGAAGAATCTATTGACATGTCTGGAGATTGAGGCTATACTGCTTCAAAATGATATACTCTTACGATTTAGAGACGCAGTTGTTAGCTGGTTTGATTAAATACCCAGATAGATACAGTGAGATAGCTTCATTTATAACAGAAAAAGATTTTTGGAGTGAAAGTTCTAAAATTAATAGAACTATATTTTTAGTTTTACGTCAAGCGATTGAGAATGGAGAAAAAATAGATGAAGTTGTAATTTCTCAACGTGTTAAAAACTATGGTATTAGTTTCGAGGATAATATAAATCCTTCTGACTATATTGAGTCTCTATCGCTTAAAAAGCTTTCTGCTGATTCTATTATTTCAGTAGCTAAAGAATTAAAGAAATATACTATTCGTCGAGAAATAGCTTTATGTGGTGCTGAAATAAATAAGAAGATGCGAGCTATATCAACTTCTGCTGATTATAGCTCGATCATTGAAGAAGCTGATAAACTATACAATCAACAAATTAATCTCTACGAAACTGGCACAGATCAGCCAGAAAATATTTTCGATGAGATGGAACAGTTGGTTGAAGAACGAGGAAACAATCCTGTTACAGAGTTTGGTTTTGCTGGTCCACATCCTAAGCTTCAGGATATGTATGGATCTTTGTTGAGGCCCGGAAATATAACTGTCATAGTTGCTCGTTCTGGTGTTGGTAAAACTCAATTCTGTTTGGATTTTACCACTAAGGTTTCTGAACAATATTCTGTGCCTGTTCTTCATTTTGATAATGGAGAAATGAGCAAAGAAGAATTAATCTTTAGACAGTGCGCCGCAATGTCTAAGGTTCCAATGTATTTGCTTGAAAGCGGAAACTGGAGAAAAGCTGGAACCGAAGTAGTAGAGAATGTTCGATCTGTCTGGAAAACTCTTAAGAACAGATATAAACATTTATATTATTACAATGTTGGTGGCATGACTGTTGATGCTCAAATAAGCGTGTTGAAGAGATTTTATTATTCTAAAATTGGTCGTGGTAATCCCATGATTTTTAGCTTCGATTATATTAAAACCACAACAGAAGCTAACAGTAATAAAACTGAATGGCAGTTGGTTGGTGAAATGGTTGATAAATATAAACGAACTATTCAAAGAGATATTAAATCTGATAAAGGTCCATGTATCTCAATGATGACTTCTGTTCAATCTAATCGTGCTGGTATTGTTACAAATAAACAAGCAGCAAATATTACAGATGATGAAAGCATTGTTTCACTTTCTGATCGAATCACCCAGTTTTCATCGCACATGTTTATTCTTAGAAATAAAACATTTGATGAGCTGCAAAGTGAGCCGGGATTTGGAACTCATAAGCTAATTAATGTAAAAGCTCGCCATCTAGGAAAAGATATTGCTGGCGCTATCAATCCAATAAAAATGGCAGACAACACATTAAAGAAGAACTTCGTAAATCTTGAAATTGCTAATTTCTGCGTTAACGAAAAAGGTGATTTGCGTGATATCGTTGATTCTTTGACTGCAACAGCAACCGTAGCTAAAGATGGAGGCGATGATGTACCAGAACTTGACTGAAAATCCCGCAGAAAGAATCGAAAAGATTCTTTTAGAACTTGGTTATAATTTAAATGATCGCGGTAAATATTGGCAAACAAATGCTGTTTATCGCAATGGAGATAATAGAACTGCTTTACAAATTTGGAAGGATACTGGAATCTGGAAAGATTTTGTAGCTAACACAACTTATCAACCATTTAAAAAGCTTATTGAATTAAGTTGTCAAGATGACATAAGGCTAAAAGAATTTTTTGAAGTAATTGAAGATAAAAATCATTGTTTTATAGATGTAGTAAAGACTCCTAAAATGGAAGCTGATCAATTTTTCAGTCATGATGAGGTTAAAACCTTACTTCCTCATTATCAATTCTATAACAATAAAAAAATATCTGATGATATATTAAAAACATATCGATCAGGATTTGCAATGTCAGGTAAAATGAATGGCAGATTTGTTTTTCCTGTTTTTGATGAAAATCAAAAAGTTGTTGGATTGAGTGGCAGACACATGTTATGGAAAGAAAATTCAGCGTTTCCGAAATGGAAACATCTTGGCCGAAAAGCTAATTGGATATATCCAATAAATTTGCCTTCTGATATTTTCAGTAAAACAATTGAAGAAAAGAAAGAAATAATACTTATTGAAGGTATTGGAGATAGTTTAGCGTTATCACAACAAGGCTTATATAATCACCTTGTTGTTTTTGGTCTTGAAATCAGTTCAAAGCAATTATCTTACTTGATGTCTTTATCATTGAATAAGATATATATATCAACAAATAACGATCAAGATAAAACAGATAATCGCGGACTTCTTGCCGCTATTAAGATATATTTAAAACTTATTAAGTACTTTGATATAAATAAAGTTGAGATTAGACTTCCTGTTGTTAAAGACTTTGGCGAAATGCTTGAAAAAGACATTAGTATCGATAAGTGGATCAACAAGAAAGTAAATAAAATCAGCCAAGTAGAATATATTCTTAAAGAATTGTATAATAATAAATCTGACAAGAAAATTATTTCGTTACTTGAAGATTATCTGGAACAATTAAATGTTGAAAGAAACACTATCCGCCAGCAAGATCAAGACGCTTAAATCTTGTTCTTGGTTATATTGGTGCAAGTATCCTTTAAAGCTTCCAGATAAAACAAATAGCGGAGCTTTAAAAGGAGAAATTGTGCATTTAGTTTTTGAATGTCTTGGCATCGATAGACATAAAAAGCATTATGATCTTATTCTAAAAAAGAAAAATCCTTTTGCATCAAAAGCTGTCAAACGTCTTGTTTTAAAACATGTTAAGAATAAAAATATTTATGAAGACGAGCATGTAGACGATATCAAAGAAATGATATATAAAGGTTTGCTTTATGATTTTTTTGGAAATAAGTTTGGTAAGCCTACAGAAGTCATTTCTGAAAAAGATTTTGAAATCGAAGTAAATGAAAATGACATAAAATACAAGATAAAAGGTTTCATAGATAAACTTTTTATCTACGGTAATAACAGTGTTGTTTTAATACGCGATTTTAAAACTAATAAGAAAAAATACGAAGGCAAAGAAGTATCAGATAATTTACAAGATTATATGTATACTCTGGCTATTCGAAAGCTTTATCCCCATCTTGAAAATATAAAAATGGAGTTTTTGTTTTTAAAACAAGATTTAGATGTTGATGGTGTTATGGAAATGATACCAAAATCTAAATACGAACTACTTGGATTTGAACATGAATTAACAGCTTATCAAAAATATGCTGATGGTTTTACTGAAAAAACTGCTGTTTCAAATCTTGCATACAACCAAGGTATGCCAAAAGATGGCAGCTTTAGCGGTAAATTAATGTGTGGTTTTGCATCTAAGCCTAATGAATTAAAAAAAGATGGCAATCCTAAATGGTATTGTACATATAAGTTTCCTTTTCATTACTATAGTATTATTAATTCTGAGAATAAAATTATAAAAAGCGCTTTTCAAAAAGAAGATTTGCTACAATATAAATTAAAAAACGATGAAAAGATTGTTAAAAAATACTATCAAGGATGCCCAGCATTTAACAAGAAAGACGAATTTGATCTTGACAATTTTTGATCGATAACATATATTCACTTGTATATGTTAGCTTTATTTAAGAGTTGCTATTCTATTGGTAAATCTATACTGACATTAGATGATCCAAAGAAAACTTCACCAGAAGGTTCTGATAGTATATTTAAAATTGCATTAGAAAATAATTTAAAAGAGATTGTTCTGGTTGAGGATTCGCTGATTGGTTTCTTTGAAGCTTTTAAGAGATCAAAAGAGCTTAAGCTCAAATTAATATTTGGATTAAGACTTTCGATGCGTAATTCTTCTTTGCCTGAAGATTCGGATAGTCAGCACAAAGTTATTATCTTTGCAAAAAATAGTGAAGGTTGTAAACTGCTAAATAAAATATATTCTAAAGCTTTTTGTGATTTTAGCAGTTTTTTGAATTATGAATCGCTCAAGGACTTGTGGAATGACGATGATGTAAAACTTGTTATTCCTTTTTACGATTCATTTATACATGTTAATTCTTTGTCTTTTGCAAATGCGATACCTGATTTGTCATTTACAAAGCCAACATTCTTTTTAGAAGATAACGGTTTAGCGTTAGACATACTTCTTCAAGAAAAGGTTTTAGAGTTTACAAAAAATAATAATTTTAAAACTCAAACAGCTAAAAGCATTTATTATAAAAATAACGAAGATGTTGACGCTTTCATGACTTACAAGATTATTTGTAACAGGAGTCATGGAAAAGATCGGTCGTTAGAAAAGCCCGAACTCGCTCATTTTTGTAGCGATCAATTTAGTTTTCAATCTTGGAAAAATAAAATTAACTATGGTCACTCTTAAAATTAATAATCAAAAAGAACAACTTATCGCTTCTGAAGATATTAGTTCTGGAACAACTGTATTTGTTTCTAATTGGTTTGATCAGGAAAGTAAAAATCCTTTTTATCTTCCTAAGTCAGAAATTAAGATGCAAGATAAACCTTGTATCAGTACTGATGATTTATTTACTCCTGTATCGTTAACTAGCTTTGGTGAATACATCAAACCAGATGCTCAAAATTATAACACAACAGCTTTAATTGATTATCAGAATAAACAAGTTTCTTTTGTTGCAGTTAAAAACATCAAGAAAAATGATGAATTGATTTATACCTTAAATATTAATTTTTTTCCTAATGTTACGATTCAATAAAGATCAAAAATATATTTGCTTTGATTTTGAAACTTGCCATCTCAATTTAGTCAATACAGACAATAAGCCTTGGCAATTAAGTTATCTTATTGCAAAAGGTAATCAGATTATTAAAGAAGTGGATAATTATATTTACTGGCCTGATCTGAAATTGTCAGAAGGAGCTAAAGAAGTTACTCGTTTTGATGAAAGGCGTTATCATTCATTAGCTGCCGATCCAAAAGATATACTCTCTTCTTTTGAAGATTATATTTATGATAGCGACTATCTAATAGTAGGACAAAATCTTCTTGGTTTTGATGTATACATACATAATATATATCGAAAACTTCTAGGCAAATCGCCTGATTTTTCTTATGTTAAACGTATTCTCGATACAAATTGCATCGCTAAAGCAATTAAAAAGAATATTAAACCACAAAAGGATTTAGACTTTACTTGTTGGCAGTATAGATTAAATGATTTCCGCGAAAAAGGATTAAAAACAAGCATAAAAGCTCAATTAAAAGATTATAAGATTGATTTTGATGAGAACATGTTGCATAATTCTATGTACGACGTTCAGATGAACTTCAAAATCTTTCAGAAGCAGCTTTGGCAAATCGAAATATGAATTTTTTACAAGACATTCAGAGTTATGATGACGCAATGTTGCCGGGTGTAAGATTGCCTCAAATATCAATCGATAGTAAATATTATGATTTACTGAAGATTCCAACGTCTTCAGATAATTTTACTTTTCTTAAAACTTTATGCTATCGCAGTTTAGAGAATAAGAATCTAAATAAGAAAGAGTATGTAGATAGATTAGAGATGGAGTTGCAGATTTTTCATGAACTTGATTTCGTTGATTATGTGTTACTGAATTGGGACATTCTTAATTTCTGTCACGAAAATAATATTCCAACTGGTCCCGGTCGAGGTAGTGCTGCGGGTTCATTGGTTTTGTTTTTGGTTGATGTCACTAAAGTAGATCCAATTCGATATGGACTTTTCTTTGAGCGATTTGTAAGTAAGTCTCGCGCAAAGAAGATTATCAAAAACGATATTACATATCTTGACGGTTCGCTATTGCCAGACGTAGATAACGACATTAGTTATGATCGCAGAAATGAGGTTATTAAATATATTGAAAACAAGCATTTTGGTAAAACTTCAAAAATCTTAACTCTTAATACTTTATCTAGTAAACTTTGTATCAAAGAGTGCGGTAAAATTGTTGGCGGTTATTCTGAAACGGAAGTAAACGAAATTAGCGATCTAATTCCAAAACAATTCGGTCGCGTTTTTGGCTTAGAAGAAGCTGCTAAGGAAAACGATAAGTTTAAAAAGTGGTGCGACGATAATCCTAAGCTATTTAAAATAGCTAAGAAAATTGAAGGCTTAAACAAGAATACTGGTGTTCATCCTTCTGGTATTGCTATTTCTTACTATAAGATAGATGAAGTTTGCCCTGTTCAGAAAACTTCAGATGGAGATTTAGTTAGCGGATATGATATGAATTATGTCGCTGAACTAATGGTAAAATTTGATGTTCTTGGATTAAGAACTTTAACTGTTGTTAATGAAGTATGCAAAATGTTGAACATGGATATGACAAGTATCGATCCAGAAGATCCATTTATATATGAAAATTTGCAAAATCTAAAAACTCCTCAAGGTTTATTCCAAATTGAAGCTGATACTAACTTTAAAGTATGTAAAAAAGTCAGACCAAAATCGCTTGAACAATTAAGCGCGGTAGTTGCAATTGCTCGTCCGGGTGCATTAGATTTCGTAGATCAATATGCAACGTATTCAGCTTCAGGAGTATTCCAGCTCGTTCACGACTTCTTTAAAGAAGAATTGTCTTATACTGGAGGTATTCCATTGTATCAAGAGCAGTTGATGAAGATGGCGGTTCGTTTAGGTTTTACTTTAGATGAATCAGAGCAGTTGCGTAGAATTGTCGGTAAAAAGAAAGTGGATCAGATGCCAGCATGGCAAGGCAAGATTCGACAAAAGGTTACTGAACAAAATCTAGACCCAGCTATTGGTGATGTATTGTGGAAAGTTGCAGAGGATTCTGCAAACTATTCATTTAATAAATCTCACTCAATTAGTTATGCTATTCTTGCGGCTTGGACAACTTACTTGAAGTTCAAACATCCAAAAGAATTTTTTCTAGCTTTATTGAAGCTTTCTAAGTTTGAGCCTGATTCTCATAAAGAAATCAATAAAATATCAAAAGAGTTAATGTTTTTTGATATTGAATTGCTTCCTCCTGACTTAGCTAAATCTGCAATCGATTTTAACATTGAAGATAAGAATATTCGATTTGGATTAAATTCTATCAAAGGTGTTTCAGAAAAGACACTTGAATCACTTCAGCAATTTAGAGAAACCAATACTCCTAATAAATTTGATATCTTTATTACAGCTAAACAAGCTGGAATCAATATTGGTTTATTGTCTTCTTTGATTCAAGCTGGAACATTAAGTTCTTATACTCATCGCAGATCAAGATTAGTCCTTGAAGCTCAAACCTTCAATCTGCTTACAGACAAAGAAAAGAAGTACGCTTATTCTATTGGAGATAAATATAATTACGATATTCTAACAATTGTTAGTGAATGTGCTTTTAAGAATAAAAATATAAATCAAGACGGCAAGCCATTCATGTCAGATAAAAGAAAGGCAACCTTCAAGAAAAAGTACGATGAATATAAGAAAATATATGATCAAAACAAGAATCATGAAAAATTTGCTAATTGGGTATTTGAAAACAAACTGCTTGGTTATACTCCATCTATCAAATTGAAAACCGTTTTTGAACAACCTGAAGCCACTTTTACTGATACTTTAGAATTTCAATCTACTTTAAAGAATGATTTAGTTAAAATTGTTGGAGTTGTAGATGATGTTTATAAAGGAAAGAGCAAAAAGAGTAATAATCAATTCTTTAGAATTGCTTTGAAAGATGAAGTTGGAACTGTGATGGGTTTATTTATGGATGGTGGAAAAAAAGCTCGTTTATCAGAGTATTTAGAAGATGGCTTAAAGATTCCAGAAAAAGAAAACATTGTAGTTTTTACTGGACGAAAAGGTGATGATGTGTTATGGATAGAGAACATTGCAATACTTGATGATAAAATTTACATGAAGCTATCTGACGTAGAATGAAAAATTTAAATCTTACACCAAGAGCGCAAAAGCTTATCAAAGAAGCTTTAAAAGTAGCTTTAGCGCATAGAAACATCAGAATTACACATCTTCATTTATTTGATGCATTTTTAAATCTTAATAATAATCAAATAGAAGAAGCTTTTTTACAATTTGAATTAGATGTAGTTAAAATAAAAGAAAAATGCTCAAAGTTTATAGATGATAATTATTCAGTAACAAATAAAAAGAATAATAAACCTTCTTTATCTGATTCAGCTAAATCTATTTTTACTTGCGCTAAAGAAATATCAGCTAAATTTGATCATAAATATATTGGACTTGAACATATCTTTTTAGCTATGTTTGAGGTTCAGTATGATTTATTTCAATTATTTTTATCTAGCATAGATTTTAATTTTGAAAATATTGTAGACTATATAGAAAGTAAATTAGAAGAAGATGATTTGATGTCTATTAAAGAAGACATCTCAAAGCCAGAACAAAAGATGTCAGAATCTTTTGATGCTAGAAAATATAAAATGCTTAATACATATGCTTCTAGTCTTAATGCGCAAGTAATTTCTGGTAAAATAAATAATCTTCATATTAATGAAGAATTAATTAAAAAGATATCTGAGGTTCTTTGTAGAAAGACAAAGAATAATCCTTTGATTGTGGGTGAAGCTGGTGTCGGAAAAACGGCTTTAGTCGAATCGTTAGCTCAAGCTATTGTAAATAATCAATGCTCTGATTTATTAGGATTGAAGCAGATTTATACATTGGATATACCAATGATGATTGCAGGTTGTAAATATAGAGGAGAGTTTGAAGAAAAGATCAAGAATCTGTTAAAAGAAATAGTAAACGATCCTTATATTATATTATTTATTGATGAAATTCATACAATCATTGGCGCTGGAAATCCAGAAAATGGGCATGATGTCGCTAATATATTAAAGCCTTATTTAGCTAGAGGAGAAATCAGTTGTATTGGCGCGACTACTTTCGATGAATATCGCAAAACAATTGCTGATGACCCTGCGTTAAGTCGGCGTTTTCAAATGATCAAGATCGAAGAACCGACAAAAGAGCAGACTTTCGATTTGATTAAAAACATCAAGAAAGATTATGAAACTTATCACATTATTGAGTTTACCGATGATGTATTAAGATTTATTATTAATACTGCTGAAAAATATATTGAAGGTAGATTTCCAGATAAGGCTTTAGATATTATTGATCAAGTAGGATCTAAAGCTAAGTTAAAGAATTTTACTAAAACGCCAGAAATGATTAAGATTGAAAGTAAAATCATGAAGGCTGCTAAAAAAGATAAAATTGCAAGTGAAAATCAATTTACTCCAAATATCCAATCTCTCTTATCAAAATACCAAGGAGTTGTTGAAAAATTAGTAAATAAATTAAAGAGTAAAAAATACAAGATTACCGAGGATGATGTTTTACAAGTCGTATCTGATAAAACTAATATTCCTTTTAGCGATTTAAAAAAGCAAGATTTTGAAAAAGTTCAGCAAGTCAAAAAAGAACTTCAAGATAACGTTGTAGGTCAAAATGAACAAATAGATCAAATCTATAAATGTTTGATACGCGCTAAAGCTGGTTTTCGTAATCAGAATAAGCCTATTTGTTCAATGTTGTTCGCAGGATCAACTGGAATCGGCAAAACGATGACAGCTAAACTTCTGGCAACTAATCTTTTCGTCAATAAAAATAATTTCATCTTTATTGACATGTCGGAGTATGCTGATAAAACAGCTGTAAATAAACTAATTGGTTCTAATCCAGGTTATATTGGTTACGATAAAGGCGGTGTTCTAACAGAAAAAGTTAGAAAGAATCCATATTCTTTAATTTTATTTGATGAAATTCAAAAAGCAGATGAAGAAGTTTTATTCTTGTTGTTACAGATATTAGAAGAAGGCAAATTATCTGACTCTTCTGGAAAAACAATTGATTTTTCTAATAGCATTATTGTGATGACTACTAATGTTGGCGCTCAAGCAGTAAATAACAATTCTATTGGATTTGTTACTGCTAAAAACTCTATAAAGACTGATGTTTTAAGTTCAGTAAAAAAATATTTTCCTCCTGATTTATTAAATAGGTTAGATGAAATAGTTGTCTTTAATCCATTACAAGAATCTCAAATCAAAGTTATTATCGAAAAAGAAATGAATCAGTTCAAGAAAGAACTGAGCGCTAAAAATATTAATATTGATTATTCAGAAGAAGTTATAATGTATGTATTTAAGAAAATTCAGTTTGATAATTTTGGTGCTCGTCAAGTAATTAAAACTATTCAGCGCGAAATTCAAACCTTGATTGCAGAAAAGATATTAGAGAATAAAGAAATTTGTAATATAAAAATTTCTGTAAAAGATAATAATATTTGTGTAACATAAATATATGCCACTTCCTAAACCTCGTAAGAAAGAAACAGAACAAGAATTCGTAAGTCGCTGCATGGGCGACAATATGATGAATAAAGACTTTAAAGATCAAAAGCAACGAGCTGCTGTTTGTTACTCGCAATTTAGAATTAGAGAACGTATGAAAGGCGAAGCCAGTTGGGACGACGTGCGCATCGGTGATAGTTTAAATCTTCTATAATATGAACGAATATAATCCTCTTTACAATGTCAACGCAAACAATGATGGCAAAAACGATACATTCGATTTTGCTATGCCTGACATTCCTGATCCAGTAGAACCAGTACAAGTCGAATTGAAAGATAAAGATGCTGTAGGTTTTAAGTTTGGTTTTATTGGTGCTGGTCAAGGAGGAAGTAAACTAGCAGAAACCTTTTCTCAAATTGGTTATGCTAGAGTTGGCGTCATTAATACTGCTGATCAAGATTTAGCAACTATCAATGTTAAAAATAAGTTGAAGTTTGGCGAGCAGCAAGGCGCTGGCAAAAATAGAGAGTTCGCTAAACAAGCATTTATTAATCACAAAGAAGATGTAGTTGATTTTATTAAACAGTCTGTTGGAACTGATATAGATCGTGTGTTTGCTGTCGTTGGCGCTGGTGGTGGTACTGGAGCAGGCGTTTGTTCAGAATTAGTTAAAACTCTTAAAGAATATCAAACAACAGTTAAAGCTACATCTCCATATGTTGGATTAATATTGGCGCTACCTAAACTATCTGAAGGCAAAAAAGTAAGTGAAAACGCTTATGCTACATTAAAAGAAGCTTGTAAATTAGTTGAAGATAAAGTTGTTTCTCCATTAATTATTTTAGATAATGAAAAGATCAACGCTTTATATCCTAAGTTGTCTGTAAATAAGTTCTGGCAAGTAGCAAATGCTAATATTTGTGCGTTATTTCATTTATTTAATAATATTATAACCAAGAATAGTCAATATAGTACATTTGATACAAATGATTTTCGTACTGTTTTAGATTCTGGTATTATGGTGTTTGGCGCAGCTAATATCACTGAGTTTAAAAATGAAGCTGAAATTTCTAAAGCTGTTAGAGAAAATCTAAAGCGTAACGTTCTTTGTGGTGAGCTAGATTTAGCTACCGGCAGTGTCGCTGCTGCTGTGGCAATTTGTGATGAAAAAACTTTAGATAGCATCCCTCAAGAATATTTAGATAATGCTTTCAATCAACTAAACAGAACATTAAAAACTAATAGCACAGTTCATCAAGGTATTTATAAAGGCGTTAAAGATGGATTATCCATTTTTACAGCTATTGGTGGCATATCAACTCCAAATGGTAAGCTAGAAGCTCTTCTAAAAGCTAGTCAATAAGTGTAACATTTAATATAATGAATAATAATTTCGTCCCATTTTGTACTTTTAATACTGGAACTACTATTAGTTGCCCAAGCGAAAGAAGCATATATGTCACTGCTGCTTTAGGTAGTATTAGCGGTAGTGCTGGTGTTGTTTCAGTCGGTGCTAATCAAGTTCTTCAGCCTTCTGTGCCTGTTAAATTTGATTCAAACATCAGCGGCGCTGCTCGTACAATTTTCTATTATATTGCTGATTAATTGGTAGAAATTTTGCTTCGCAAGACTTATCATCTTGCGATGAATCTACAAATTTATAAGCCTAATTCGAAGAATACCGGCTGCGCTATTAGTTTTCAAATTTCCCAAAAGAACGATCAAGAGCCTCAGTTTTACGTAAATTGTATTGCACAACATTCTTGGGACGAACAAAAGAAAACAGGTTCTTTTGCAGAGAGCAGGAATAACCCCGCAAAGACTATCGCTATCAAGTTCAATGAATTTGAGCTTGGTGAAATAATTAACGCTTTTCAAACGAAAGCTAATTATTCTGCTTTTCATTCAAGCGAGTCAAATAAAACTCAAATCAAGTTTGGCCCATATGAAAAGAAGAAGGGTACTGGTGAATATGCTGTGACTTATACAGCTTATGGTTTATCTTTTATTAGAAACGGAGCTGATACATTTAAGGTTCCACTTGAGCCTGGAGAAATGGTTCGTTTAGTAGCTTTCATCAATAAGTTTTATTCATTGCTAGACGATACTCGAAAGATAGCTCCAAAGGGGGATTATAAGAATCAAGCTTCAAAAGCTCAAGCTCCAGCTTCAGCGCCAGCGAAGATCAATAAAGTTGAAACTGAAGATTCTGAATTCTAATGCGTAAAAAGAGAATTCTTATTCATAGTAATCATTGCAAAATGTTTACCGGATTCGGTAAGCATAAGAAAAATTTGTTAAAATATTTGTATAACACAGGTAAATACGAAATCATTGAATTCAGTAATGGTTATCCGTGGTCTTCTGATGAGTTGCAGTATACTCCTTGGAAAAGCTATGGATCTTTGCCTGATGATCCTGAACATCAAAAAGAAATAGCTAACGACGAAAGAAAAAAATCAACTGCTGGTTATGGCGGTGAAATGATTGATCGAGCTATTTATGAATTAAAACCTGATATTTATTTAGGCATAGAAGATATTTGGGGATTTAATGGATTTTTTGAAAAGCCTTGGTGGAATAAGATTCATTGTATTATACATACAACACTAGATAGTTTACCTATTTTGCCAGATGCTGTAAATGCCGCGTCTAAAATAAAAAATTATTTCGTATGGGCAAGTTTTGCAGAAAAAGCTTTACACAAATTAGGTCATACACATGTTAAAACAGTACATGGAACGCTAGATGTTAATAATTTCTATAGACTTCCAGACGATGCTCGTTCAAGACTTAGAAAACATTTTAATCTAGAAAAAAGTTTCATTATTGGATTTGTATTTAGAAATCAACTAAGAAAATCAGTCCCTAATTTGCTTGATGGATTCAAAATGTTTGATGAAGCAAATCCTTCAGCAAACGCTAAATTATTATTACATACATTTTGGAATGAAGGTTGGGATATTCATAGACTATTAAAAGAAAAAGATATTCCTCTTAATAAAGTACTTACAACTTATTATTGCAAAAACTGTTACAATTATCATATCAAGCCATTTCAAGGGCAGATTTTGAAATGCGATTATTGTCAACATCCTAATTCATGTGAAACAACAAATATTAAAAGTGGCGTAAATGAACAACAGTTGAATGAGATTTATAACTTAATGGATGTTTATTGCCATCCTTTTACAAGCGGTGGACAAGAAATACCTATTCAAGAAGCAAAACTTACTGAACTCATAACGTTAGTAACTAATTATAGTTGTGGTGAAGATTCTTGTAGCTCTGAAAGCGGCGGCTTTGCTTTAGACTGGGCTGAATACCGAGAACCCGGTACTCAATTTATTAAAGCTTCAACATTACCTACAAGCATTAATGAAAAATTAAAAATGGTATACGAAATGGCTTTTGATGAAAAAGTATTACTTGGTAAAAAATCACGTAACTATGTAATCAATAAATATAGTATTGAAATCGTAGGAAAATATTTTGAAGATTTATTTGATTCATTTCCTGAAGTCGAATTTGATTATGAGAAAGCGGATATGACTCCAAATGCATATTTTGAACCTGACAACTCTTTAAATGATAAAGAATGGATTGAGTCATTGTATGAAAATCTTTTAAAACGAAAAGATTCGTCTGGTGTTATTCATTGGTTGCAACGCTTGAAGACAGATTTAAAACGGCAAGATGTATTAACTTATTTTAGAAAAGTCGCATTATCAGAAATACAAAAAGCTGAATTTGAGAAAATGCTCAAAATTGTAAATGAAGACAAAAGTCTTAAGAAAATTGCTTATATTCAACCTGATGGAGCTGAAGAAGTCTTGATCGCTACATCAATTCTTCCTTCTATTCAAAAAGTTTATCCTGACCATAAAATTTATTTCTTTACAAAAAGCGAGAATTTTGATTTAATAAATTCACATCCAAATGTTTATAAAACACTATCATATTTTAATAAATTAGATGATCCTCTTTATCTAGAAGGAAAAGGCAATTTAAATAAATATTTCGATATTGTATTTGCTCCATATTTATCAATTAGAAACAATTATTTTAGAAACGCTCAAGATATTTTAGAGTATCAAACAACATGAATTTAGTAGATAAAATAGCTTTAGATTGTGGAGTTAAAGTTGGAAAACCTTATATAGACAGGCTATTCATGCCTTTGAAAAATCATGACTTTATAATTTTTGATACAAGAAGTAAATATTCTCATGGCACATATGATTATTTTGGCGATGTATATGATATTATTCGCGCATATTTAAAACAAAATAATATTGAAACATTTCAAATAGCAAATGAAAACTCTCCTCGTTTGCCTTGCGATAAATGTTTTGTAACAATAAATAAGAAGCAAGAAGCTTATCTAATATCAAAAGCTAAGTTAATTATTTCTAACGAAAATTATAGTTTATATTTTGCTTCAATACTAAATACTAAATCAATAGGATTATATTCTATTAATAATCCTAAAAATACTCAACCCATCTGGAACAGAGATTCGCAAATCGTTTTAGAATCTTCAAGAGATGATAATTTACCTAGTTATGGTCAATTAGCAGAAAGCCCCAAAACAGTTAATCTAATAGATCCATATCAAATTGCTAGAAATATTTTAAATACCTTAAACATAAAAAATGATTTAGATAAATTTGAATTAGTTCATCTTGGAAAAAATTTCAATCAAAGAATTATTGAAGTGATACCGGATTTTACAGCTTCCGCAGAAGTATTAAAAGGCGCTTCAATCAATTTAAGATTAGATTACATAGACGATTTAAATCAAAATGTATTTTATTATTGGTTAAGCAATAGAAAAGTAAATATTTTAACAAATAAAAATTTAAATATCAAATCATTGTTGCCATTTAAAAATAATATTATTATGATAACAGTTATTATGTCAGATAATATTGATGAGACATTTTTAAAACAGTGCAAACAAAATGGTTTTCGCGTCAGGCTTCATTGTCGAGAACCTGAAAAGATCAAAAATTATCAATATAAATTTTTTGATTGGAATATCGAAAAAGATTTTAAAACAGAATTAAAACTTAAAGACTTTTCAAATATAAATGAAAAATCTTTTTTTATTAGTTCAAAAGTATTAATTTCAAAAGGTAAACAATTTTCTTGTCGAGCTAATCAATTGCAAAACAAATTTCTTGACAAAACTCAAGAAACTGTTATCTTCTCTGAAACGTTTGAAGAAGAGTTAGATTTTTTTAAAATATACAATGAAAGAGAAGAATCAAGTTCCAATTCCTCAACAGCGTAATGCTTGGGGATTAATTGAAGGCATTAATTATATTAATAATGAAGATGGCTCTATTAATTGGAGAGCTATGGTTAAGCCTGATCATTTATTTCCTAATAAAGGATGGTTTGAAACAAGAAAGCAAGTAGTACCAAATAATATTGAAGGATTAGGCGATCATCAACTGTTAATTAAGTTGGCCGGAATTAAAGAAGTAGCAAAGCTTCGTGGTTACAAATCAGTTAAGTATGATATTATTAAGTGTGAATCTAGTTATGTTGCAGTCAAATGTGGTATAACTTGGATTCCAAATTATGAAAGCCAATATGAAAGCTATTATGAAGATGTGGCAAATGCTACGGTCAATAACACTACGGATTTTGCTGTCAAATTTCTGGAGACGATTGCAGCTAATCGCGCATTCATTAGGGCTGTAAGAAACTTTCTTAACATTCATATTGTTGGTAGCGACGAAATTGATTCGTCTAAAAAAGGAACTCCAGCACTATTCGAAGAAGAAAGTGAAACAGCTTTACCTTCGTCTCAGAACATGCTAGAAAAAACAGCAAAAGCTCATGGTCTATCTAGCTTTGAAGAGTTTCAAGATTATTTGAGAAAAGCTTGGAAGCTGAATGTTTATCGTAACGAAGAAACAAAAGTTTGGACTTCATACAGCGATATTCCTGCAAAAGAAGCTAGAATTTTAATGTCTATTATTAAAGATAAATAATATAAAATGTATAAGCAATATATTTCAATTCCTATTAAGAAGCTTTCTGATAAAGCCACTATTCCTAGTCAAGGCAGTACTGAAGCTGCTGGATATGATCTTTATGCAGCTGAAAATGCAGTTGTTTATAGCTTGAGCCGAGCATTAATTAAGACAAATATATCAATTGCGATTCCTGAAGGTTATTATGGACGAATTGCTCCACGATCAGGATTAGCTTATAAAAATGGAATTGATGTTTTGGCTGGTGTTATTGATTCAGATTATCGCGGTGATATAGGTGTTATTTTATTTAACACAAGCACAACAAATGAGTTTCAAGTAAAAGCTGGTGATAGAATAGCTCAAATCATTATAGAAAAATGTCATAATGTTCATTGGGATTCGGAAGAAAATCTAGATCAGACTAAAAGAGAACAGAAAGGATTCGGCAGCACCGGAGTATGAACGCAAAACATATTAAAAAAATTATAGATAAGCAATTTAAGATTGCTGGTATTGATTTAAAATATGAAGATGTTTGTAATAATCAGATGCCTGAATGGTATAGAAAATTGACTTGCACTCCAGAACAAAACGAAAAATGGAAGAATTGGACTCTTAAGTATATGAAAGACAAGCTTAAACTTACAAAAGATAAAGCTTATATTGAAACTTCATGGTTAAATTTAAATTACGGACTAAAAGTAAAAAACAAAAAAAATGAAAATTCTAAAAAGTAAATCTATTTATTATGATGACGTAAATTTAATTGCCCAACCTTCAGAAATAATATCTAGATCACATATTGAACGTGAACTTCACAGAATTATTGTTTCGCCAATGCAGGCTGTTGTTGGAAAAACATTTGCTAGAACTGCTTATAATTATGGCGTTTCTGTTGCGCTTCATAGATTCTGCAAAATTGATGAATTAATTGAAACATTTAAATATGTAAATGAAAGCAACGATCCTAGTAAGGGAAATAAAATTTGGTGTTCTATTGCATTAAACGACTATTTTACTTTTGTAGCTTTATATCAAAATGGTGCAAGAAACTTTATTATTGATATTGCTAATGGATACTTGAGTTCTGTCGATTCAATGATTAAATGTTTAAATGATGATTATAAAGGTTCTGAAACTTCAATAATGGTTGGAAATGTACATACTGAACAAGGTCTTAATTTATATAAAAAATATGATAATGTTTGGGTAAGAGTTGGAATTGGTCAAGGATCAGGCTGTACAACTAAAGATCAAACGGGATACACAAGAGGTCAAATTACTGAAATTAGTGAGTGTTATAATGATAGAATAACTTTCAATAATATAATTGCAGATGGGGGAATTAGAAATGGTGGCGACGCAGCTAAAGCTTTTGGTGCTGGTGCTGACTATGTTATGATGGGTGGATATTTTGCTAAAACAAATGAAGCACAAAATGTAATTGATGGTGTTTATCAATTCTGGGGTTCGGCAAGTAAAAAACAATTAGAGTTAAGCGGTAAGAAGAGAGACCATGCTGAAGGTAGAACTTACAACATTGATCAAACACAGATCGAACCTCTTAAAAACAAAATTGATGAATTATGGAGCGCTATTTCTTCTGCTGTTTCTTATTCAGGTTATAGCAGCTTGAGTGAATTTATAGGAAGAGGAGTTTATGAAATCAAAGAAAGATAATCTCCTTTTAGATGCGTGTAAAACGCTAGATACTGATTATGTGGATTATGGCGGTAAAATAACTCGTTGGGCCGATCCAGATAATAACTATTTAGATTGCAGTTGTGGTTGTAAATTTTTCAATCCATTATATAATAATAAGTATGATGGAGCTGATATGGATTTTGGCGTTTGTTTAAATCCAAGAAGTAAAAGATATGGCTTGTTGACATTTGAGCATCAAGCAGGTTTTGGATGCTTTGAAATAGAAAAAATTAAATAATTTTAACTGCCCGATGGTGTAACGGTAGCACAGAGCACTTTGGATGCTTTTGTATTGGTTCAAATCCAGTTCGGGCAGCCACTTTTAAATGCAAAATAAATTAGAAGAAATCAAAAAAATCGTTCAAGAACTATCTGATGATGTATATAACGTCAATACAGACCAAAAAACTGCATTATTAATTAAAGAAATCGATCAGCTTGTACAAAAATGTTATACTAAATTATATAATGTTACAGATACAAAATATCAATTAAATCGTGTAACCGATAAACATGGACACTGCTGTTAAAAAAAGAAATGAATAAAATAGCATTCATAATTCTAGCAGTCAATCAAAAATATATAGACATTGCTGAGATAACTTGTAAAAAATTATTAGAATATACCGAAGCTGATGTAATTTTATATTATGCCAATGGTAATGTAGAACCATATTGTTCTCATAGACTGCAAAAAATTGATTTGGCTAGTTTTGATTTTGATTTTGATTATATTTCATTTTTATCTCCTCTAAAACCTTTCATTGCTAAAGAAACTTTAAAAAAATACGATACTGTAATTAATTTAGATGCCGATATTCAAGCTTCTCCAAATATAAATCAATATAAAAAATATCTTGATCATCAAGATCCTATATTTACTTCTTATTCAGGAGGAGGCATGTATTTGATTTGGTATAATATAGATGGAACTCAAACTATAATAGATTGGGTTCCAGAAATAATAAGAAAACATATACCATACGAAGATGAATATAAAAAAATGCCTGTTTTATTCACAGGGTTTTACATAGTTAATAAAAGACATGAGTTTTTAATGAATGAGTGGTATGAAAAGACAACAAAAATTTTAAATTTAAAAAATATTGATGAATACAATAGACAAAGCCAAGCATGTATACATGAAGAGTCTATATTAAATTCTTTAATCAGAAAATATAAAATAAAAACGCATCTTAATCCGAAATTTATCGTTGTTTGTTTAATTGAAGGAGTTATGGAGGTTTTTGATATGATAAATAAAAAAATTCCTTGGATTCATTCTGAGTTGATACATGAATATGGAGAAATAAAATTTATATATGCGAAACAAAAAATAAATAATAATCAAACCATTGTTCCGCCAAATATAGAAGATCTATGGGGATTTCATACCCTTAAACAAAAACAAGACGTTTACGAAACATATCGAATGATAGAAGAGCATTTCAATAAAATTAAATAAATGACATTTAAAATTTCAACTCCATGTGTTAGAGTTTGTAAATTATTAAATGATGTTTGTTATGCTTGTCAAAGAACAAGACAAGAAATAACGAACTGGTCTTTCTATTCTGAAGATAAAAGAAAAGAAATAATGAAGGATATATATGAGCGCAGGAAAAGGAAGTAAACCAAGAAACTGTTTCAGTAAAGATTTTAAAAATAACTACGATTCAATTAACTGGAAAAAGAAGGATAAAGTATGCCCTACGAATATAAAGCCAGACTTAAAAAAGTAATAGATGGTGACACGATAATCGTAGATATAGATCTAGGATTTAGCATTGTGCTTAGAGATCAAAATATCAGGTTATCTGGACTTGATACTCCAGAAAGCAAATCAAAAGATAAAATAGAAAAAACTTTTGCAAATTTAAGTCGAAAAGCTGTTGAAGATTTTATGAAAAACAGCGATAAAGAAAATTTAATTATTCAGACTTTATATGACAAAGATAACGGAGATAAATTTGGCAGAATTCTAGGTCGTGTTTATAATTCTAATAAAACATGTTTGAATGATTGGTTAATCGATAATAGTTTTGCAGTTGCGTATAATGGAGAAAATAAAGAATTAGTTAAGCCTCAACATCTGAAAAATAGAAAAATTTTGATAGACAATAAAATCGCGCAAATTTCATATGCTGAAGCTGGAATAATTTAGTTATAATAATATAATAAACGTGAAGAATTAAAGACAAGATTAATTTCTTGTCTTTTTTTATTTTAAAGTGTAAATAAATTTATGGCTGAATTATTCGCAACTCAAGCGCCTCAAAACGTAAATTGTACTCTTATTTACGATAAAACAAGAGAGTTTTATCGGCCTTTTACAAATTTTGATTTTATTGGTGGACAGGCTGGTGTTGACGCTTTTGGAAGACAAAGAGTATCAAATCCAGAAATGATATTTAACAGCAAACAAATATTTGACAATCAATCGATTTATTGGGATGATATACAAGAAAGTGGATCACAAACTGCGAGTACATACGATATAAATAGAGCTTCTTCAACTTTATCCGTTAGTGCTAATACAGCAGGTAAAAGAACTCGTCAAACATTTATGCGTTTTAATTATCAAGCTGGTAAAGCACAGCTTGTAATGATGACTGGTATTTTGAAAAGAACTGGCGGTGGAACAGGAATAACAACAAGAATGGGATATTTTGATGATCAAAATGGTATATTTTTACAAAGATCTGGTTCAACTATTAGTTTTGTATTACGATCATATGTTACAGGTTCAGCTATTGATACAACAGTGACTCAAGCTAATTGGAATATTGATCAAATGCAAGGTAATGGACCTAGCGGAGTTGATTTAGATTTTTCTAAAACTCAAATATTAGTTATAGATTTTGAATGGCTAGGTGTTGGCAGAGTAAGATTAGGATTTAATGTAGATGGAGTAACTTATTATTGTCATGAATTTTTAAATGCAAATAATAAAGATTCTGTATACATGTCAACTCCTAATTTGCCTTTAAGATATCAGATAGAAAATAATGGAAATGGTGTTGCTTCATCTATTGAATGTATTTGTTCAAGTGTAATTACTGAAGGAGGAAGAGAAGAAGTTGCTGCAAATGGGTATGTTTCAACCGGTGGTATTTCTGTTACTGCAACCAAAAATTTTGTAAATGCCGTTTTAGCAACTCGATTAAAAACAGGATGGATTGGAACAACAATTGATATACTTGATGTTTCTTTAATTACAACAAGTAATGATAATTATGAGTGGAAATTAATATTAAACCCATCTGGCATAAATGGTCTAACATATACCACAGTCAATAATTCATCGTTAGAATTTGCTATTGGTCCTAACGCTACTCATGTTTCAGGTGGTTATGTTATAGCAGGAGGTTATGCTCAAGCAAAAACAGACATACAAGCAGAATCATTAAAATCTTTATTAAAATTAGGCTCCTCTATTACTGGTTTAAGAGATGTATTAGTATTAGCTTGTGTTCCATTGGGTGCATCTAATTCAGTAGTATATGGTGGTCTAAATTATCGAGAATTTATTTAATCTATTTTATTATTTTTTTGTGTAAAAGTTTGTGTGCATAGGTATCTTTATATAGCTTTAAGCTGTATTATTTTAAGCGGATGTGCCGTACTTCGTGGCACTAAAGCTAATACAGTCAGTCAAACAGCTATTATAAAAGAAGAGAAAAAGGCTTTAGATATCGATAAAGCTATTCAAAATAATTCCAATGAACAGTTAAAACAAACTGCTGCTTATGCATATGGAGTAGGATACTCATTGAATCAAGTTCAGAATCCTTCTGTTGAAGTAATAACAGCAGGCAGAATGAACGATAGAGTAGTAGCAATTGTGGGTGCTCCAAATTTAAAAGAAAGTGAAAGAATCCGCAAATTAGTTGATTATTTAAATTCAGAAATAGAAAATGAACGATCTAAAGGAGAAAAGATATTAATAGAAAAAGATAATGAAATAACCACGCTTCAAACACAAAAAAATGAATTAGAAAAGAAATATGATGCTCAAATAGAAAAATTAATACAACAATCTAAAGAAGTAGCTAAAAAATCCGATGAAAAACAAACTACTCTAGATTCAATGAGTGGTCTTATGGGTTTAAATGCTGTATTTTGGGGACTTAAAAAATTCTTTTTTACAACATTAACTTGGATAGTTATATTTGCAATTATATTTTTAATTTTAAGAATCGCTTCAGCAACTAATCCGATAGCTGCTGCTGCATTTTCCATTTTTAATATCATAGGTTCATTTATAATTAGTTTATTTAAAACACTCACGCCTCAAGCTTTTAGTTTATGCAGTCTCGTTAAAACTAACGATATGGTTAAATATAAAACAACATTAACTAAAATAGTTGATGTCATTCAAGAATTCAAAGTAAAAGAAGATCTAAAAGACGGCGATGAATTTAGTTTAAATGACTTTTTAACAAAATTATCAATTGATATGGATCAATCTGATAAAAATACTGTAAATGAAATACTAGTAGAACAAAAATGGAAAAATAATTAATATGTTTATTTTAAATTTTCTTTTAAATCATATTGGTGATATATTAAGCTTTTTAACATCAACAGGTTTAATTTATGCTTTTATATGTAAAGCAATGAAGAAATTACAGCCTTATACAAATTTAACTGATCATGTAGAAAGTATCGGAACAGAAATAAAAGAAATTAAAAAAGAGTTAACTTATAACTCAGGAACATCTTTAAAAGATTTAGTAAGCAATATAAAATCTGATGTCAAATCTAATACAGAATTAACCACAACTATTTTAAATAGGCAAAGATGGATGCTTGATAATAGAAGCGAACCTATTTTTGAAACAAATAAACAAGGCAAATTCACTTGGGTAAATGATTCTTTTATTAGATTAACTGATCGAGGTTTCAAAGATTTAAAAGATAATAATTGGATTAATATTTTAGATGAAGATACAAGAAATGATATAGCAAACGATTGGTATTTAGCAGTATCAAGCAAACGAAATTTTGAACATACTGTTAAAATTATAGATGGTAAAAACAATGTTTTTCAAGCGAAAATAGTAGCTCACAGACAGGAAGACGGTAATTATATAGGAACATTAAATAATATAATTAAACATAATTAACAAAAAGCTTGTATTTTTCATTAGGCATGATATATTGCGCCTATGTCAGGTTATGCTAATCAGATAACCACATTATTATTAGATAATTCTTTTTTACCCTATTCGTTTTTAACAGGGCGAGCCGCATTCATTCATTTAATTAAAAATAATATTAAATGTTTTGATGCATCAGAAAATATAATAGATAATAATTTTGAATGGTTTAGAAACGAAGGGCTTTCATTCTATGAAGATCAGCCTTTTTTAACTTCAAAAGATAAGATTTGGTTTATTCCGACCATTGCAGTTATCAAGAAAAGTTTTTTCTATAATAGAAAAAGAACGCCACGCACTCTAAATATTCAAAAATTATGTTTAATTTTTGATTATACTTGTCAAATTTGCTATGAGAGATTTGATAAAAGCCAGCTAACAATCGAACATCTATTTCCTAAAAGCAAAGGCGGAACAAAAGAATTAGAAAACATTACTTTAACTTGTCATAAATGTAATCAGATTAAAAAAGATATATATCCTTTCTTGAATGTTAAGAATGAAGCTATATCATCTGTACCAATGCCAATACCAGTTCTTCCTACTAAACCCACCAAGATAAGAGAAGAATGGCGTAAATACTTTCTATATAAGAAATTATAGTATGAATATTTCAGAATTCGAAAGAACAAAACCCACAATCACATTAAAGAAAATTAATAATTTAATTTCTTTGATTGATGATGAAAGAGAAAAAACAGAAAATCTCTATAAAGATAGAGTTAAAAGCTTAGAAAAAATTAACGATATGCTTAAAGACTTGAAGAATAGTTTCAAAAAGGGCGAATAGTGAGCTATCTTCAAGCAAATATACCAATACAATCTGCTTATCTTGATAAATCATTTTTGAAAAATGAAGAGGCTGGTACGATTGATGAATATTTGCCTGTTGAGATATTTTCTGTAACATCGATTCCAAGAAGATGTTTATTATTTAATGTAATGAGTGAATACGGTGCTCAATTTACAAGAGTGCCAATTCAATATTTAAAAAATAAATTAAATTGCGCAACTGTTTATCCATTAGATTGGATACAATTGTGGGATAGCTTCAGTTATTATTTCAACATAACAAGATTTGAATATCTAAAAAATAGTAATGCTTATATAATTCTAAAGAATAAAGAAAAAATTGTATGCAAATATGCTTTTACTATTGATTGGTGCAATAGTGAAGAATACAATTTAGGTTATTCAGAAGTTCAAGGCGGTCATAAATTAGCTCATGTATTTTGGGGCGAAAATGGACAAATGTTCGCTCAACCTAGTAATAGATGTTTATTCAGAGATTCTGGCGCTTGGATTTCTAAAAAGTTACCTGATGATTTTAAAACGTGGAAAGTTTTCTCAAAAGAATTTACTTGTGAAGGAAACGCATATAAATGGACTGCTGGTGATGATGAACTAATGTTTTATGAATTTGACAGAGACAAGATTAACTAAATCAGAATATGGTTGTTATCTAGCCTTAGCTGCTAGATCAAGATCAGAAGATCCACATACTCAAGTTGGAACAGTGCTTTTTGATGAAGATTGGCGAACTGTTTCAACTGGTTTCAATGGTTTTGCTCCTCAATTAATACCACATGATGATATAATTCAAAATAGACCATTAAAGTCTGATTTGATTAATCATGCTGAAATAAATGCTATTTTATATTCTTCTCGTCAACCGTATTATGCTTGCATGGTTTATAGCCCATGCATTCATTGCGCCAAAACAATCGCGGCTTCTAAAATAAAAGAAATTTATTTTCTCAAGCAATATAGAAAGTCCAATAGTGAAACGCTTGATGTCAAATATATAGATATTTTTAATTTTTCAGGAATAAAATATAATCAACTATCTATTGATAGTTTAAATAAGATTTTATTTTGGATAGATAAGGATAAAGAATTTATCAAATCTTTAATATGACGGCCAAAAATTTATATTTAAAAACAGGAAAATTTTTAAAGGATGAATCAAATAAAATAATGCGTAAACTTATTCATTCAAAAGATAAAAAAACTTTAAATCAAGCTAGAAAAGAATTAGCCGCAATACGACGACGAATAGCTATCGAAATCGAACTGCTAGAGAAGTTTAGTGAAGAAAATGATTGACACGACATAGGTTTCTGATATTATTGGCCTCGTTAGCGTTACAACTATATGAATACTATGAATACTATGAATAATAATGAAAAGCAGAGTGACTGGAAGAAAAGAGAAAAAGGCGCTTTTTGGAAAAAAACAAAAGGAAGCACCACTTATTTGACAGGTTATCTTACAATAATCGATCCTTTTGGAAATGTAATTAAAGAGCGTGTGATTATGTTTTCAAACAAAACAAAGACTAACGAAAACGCTCCTGATTTTATTCTATATAAATCTGAAGATCAAAATACAGAAAATGAGCCAAAGGCTGTCGCTGCAAAGCCAAAGCCTGTAAAGAAGGAAGTTAAGCAGCCGGAACCATCAAATGATGATGAGATTCCTGAAATCACAGATTAAGTAGTTAACCCCCAGAAATGGGGGTTTTTTATGATCAAAATCGAAAACTATAAATTGTTTGTTAACTCAAAAGATTTTGAATATCTAATAAAAAAAGCTGAAATAGAATTAGCAGGTAGTAAATTACCATATTCAGAATCTTTAAAAAAATATCTTAAAAAATGTATAAATGATGAATCAATATTAATATTATATGAAAATGATTTGCCTATTGGTTTTTATATTATATATATTAACAATAGAAGAGTTGAGTTAAGTTTTACTTATATAATATCTCAATATCGGAATAAAGGTTACAGCCATGAATTACGAATAGCTGCAATCGAAAAGTTCAAAGACAAATACGATAAAATTGAAACTTACATATTAAAAAACAATATAGCATCGCTAAAAGGACTCGAAAAACTTTTAGAAATATATAAACCTCAATATGAAAAAAAACAAATTGTTGATCAATTCGGGAACCAATCATATCACTTTATCATACAAGGATTTAAATAAATCGTTTAATGATTTTGCAATAGATAAATTAAGCAGTAAAAAGTTAACAAAAAACGAGAAAAAACTATTGAATTTTATTTTAAATATTTTGCATACATATGATATAAACGAATTGATGCCAGCTAGTTCAATGATCGCTTTTATGATGGGAGGTTGCGGTTTAGATTATCCACAGGTATTATCTTCAGCCATAAATTCTTTTGGCGGCAATCATTTTTGTTTTACAAAGATGGCCGAATTCATGATTAATAATTTTACCACTCATGAGGATTATTATCCCGGTTTTGGACATCCAATATTTAAAGATAAAGATCCAAGAGTTGAAGCTATTTTGCAGAAAATGAAATCATTAAACATTAAAAGTTCAACAGTTGATAAATGTTTAAATTTTTCAAAACAAAAAAAATTAATTTTAAATATAGGTGGTATTTCTGTTGCTGTATTATTAGATCTAGGTTTTGATAAATATACGGTTAATTATTTTCCTATTATTTCTAGAATGCTTGGAATAACTCTTATTTATAAAAAAATAAAACAAAACAAATTAAGATTTGCTACATCTTTAGATAATATAGATAAATATAAAAATTTATTTCAGCATTCAAGCCTTGACAACACTTAACTTCCTTGATAAGGTTCACACCTATGAAGCTTGGACTAGTTTGTATCTCTGAACTTTTGCGCGAAAAATCTCCTGAGTTGAAGTTCAAAACCATGACTCGCACTCAATTCCTTAAAAAGGATAGAGAAGAGTCTATACAAGAACTTTCGCGTCGAATTTCACACAATCTAACTGTTACAATTGAAACAATTAAACACTGCAAAGAGATAGGAATCAAACACTATCGTATTTCTTGCAAATTGTTTCCTCTTATAACTGATCCAACTCTCAAACTCGATCTAAGTCTTTTCCCTTATTTCAATGTAATTGAGCAAAAGCTAATTGAAATTGGCAGAACTGCCAAGGAATTGAACATATCTGTTTCAGTACATCCTGATCAGTTTGTTGTGCTTGGTTCTGAATCAGATGATATTTGTGCTAATTCTATACGCGAATTAAATTTTCATGCTTGGGTGTTAGATATGATGCGTATGCCACAAGATTTTACTTGTCCAATTAATATTCATCCTAGTTTGTCAAATTTTTCTAGTGCTGAGAATTTTGTTAAGAAGTTTATTCTTAACTTTTTTCAATGTGATATTGGTGTCAGAAACCGTTTAGTATTAGAAAACGAAGATAAAGGGTTTTGGAATTGTTCTAATCTTTATGAGTATTTTCATCTATTCATGAAAGCTGCATATACATTTCATATTCCATTGACTTTAGATAATTTACATGATGAATGTAATCCCAGTTACGATCCAGAAGGTAAGGTTATTCCTTATCAAAAACATTATATGAAATTTTATCAAACTTGGCCTGTTCCTCCTGTATTTCATTGGAGCGAAGGGATCAATGGAACGCTTAAACATGCAGATAAACTAACAATTCCTCCCCCAGACATGGGATTAGATTGTACTTACGAGATTGAAGTAAAAAAGAAAGATAAAGGATTCGTACAATTTCTCCCCAAAAAATCAGCTATTGCTATTTAAAATGTTTAACATTTATATATTATTATATAATGAAAAACGTTACAATTAAGATTGGCGATGATGATTTAACTGATTTAGCTAATATTTTCAAAAATGAAGCTTCTTTTAAACCAATGACAAAAGAAGATCATTTGATTATTCAGATTCTGAAACAAGTTTTGAATAATCCGAAGAATGAAATCATAGAAGCTGAAATAGTTAACTCATGAAAGCAAAATTAAATGTTGTTGGTACAAATGAAGGTGGAGCTTTTTTAAAAGATTATCAAGATCAAATTGTCAATATAGAAAGCTTATATAAAGATATTGAAGCTAATGCTCCGCCACTTGGAATATTAAGAACAGAAAATAATAAGCAATTTAGCATTCAATTAATAGATGTTCGATTTATTCAAGAGTCTATTTATATTCAATGTTTTGTTATGAAGGAAGACGATAGTAAAGGCGGTAAGGTACTTATTCAATTAAAGCCTATCGGTGAATAAATGTATCCAGAAATCAAGAGTGTTTTTGAGAAATATGATGATCATGTTTTTATAGTATCTGTCAAAATTGACGATATAAAAGCTTATGACGGTTTAGACTGTTTAAAAAATATAATGTTTCTCGATATTATATCAGATTCATTATCAGACGATCAAATTAAATATATTTTAAATGATGATTTCAAATATGAAGTTGCAAAACAACTTCTTTTAGAGAATTTACGATTTTATAAATTACAAGAATCTCTAATATTAGTTTTGAAAATAAATAAACTCCCCGAAATAACAGAAAACTCTTGACTTTAACATAAACACGCAATATACTTTACCCGAATTTTGTACGATTGTACAAATACATAAAAACTAAATATATGAATGAGACTGCTACTATTACTCAACCTGTTGTCTTGTTGAATGCTATCACCAAGGCAACGCCTGAACAAATCGACACGCTGTGGTCGATTCTAAAATATAAGGAAATCGGTATCTATCGAAAGATAAAGTGCATGAGTTCTGTGCTTGGTTTGAATTTTGATTCAGTAGTTACTGATCTTCCAAAAGATGAAAATGGCAGAATTCTAGATTTTAAGACTCGCCATTTGATTCATGACGTTCTAATCAAGAATTCCTAATAATGAATAAAAGATATATTGTTCGAGATAAGGACGGTGCGTATCAGTCTGCTTATAATCTATCCTTCGGTAAGGATAAAGCTTATAACTGGGCTTTGCAATGCGCCAAATCTATCAATGGGATAATTTATTATTCAGAAGGAGAAAACACAAAAGAACAAGAGGTGTATAGGGCACCTGATCCTAAAAAGTAGAAGTAGAACTAGGAAGGTTTGCGGTCATCCTTAAAACCGCTTTTGTTTTATTCAAATGAAGAAGTGTGATATCTGCCATAATGAGACGACTTTATTAGAAGATCTTGAATATTGTTCTATATGCACAGATTGTTTAATAGAAATTGAAGATACAAATAAGCAAGACGATCTGTTTAAAGATATAAAAATAAATGAAGAATAAAAAGCCCCGCAATCGCGGGGTTTTGTTTTTTATTTATTATTTTCTTTCTTCGGATGATCAGAATGATTTGGATGTACTTTTCTAGGACCATGACGCTTCTTGCGCTTTCCTTCTTGTTTTTGTTCTTTATTTGGTTTCTTATTTTCTTGATTTTGTTTAGATTCGTCAGCGAATAGATTCACTGAAAAGAATAGTGCGATTATAAATATGATATATTTCATATAATATATTATACATTGTTATTCTATAAAAAGAAAAACTTTTACAATTCCTTTACAAAAATGTTAGAAAATAAATTAGATTCATCATTAATTCCTCCTAGAAAATTAAATAATGGAACTGTAGTTTATGCACATAAAGATAATGTATTAGATGAAAAAATTATATCTTGTTTCTATGGTATCTATCCTATTGAAAAAAAGGATAATCAAGAAGGCAAATGGTTTTCAGATGTTGTTGAATTAAAAGTACATGATAATAAAAAATATGATTTTTTAATTATTAAATCAAATAATTTAAATAGCAGAAAACAAATTTCTATTTTTATTCAAAGTAAAAACGTTTTAGAATCGACTTTATTTTTTAAAAAAATATATGAATTGAATGATACAATTGAATTAACCATTCCATTGCAAAATATTGACAAAATTAAAATAACTACAACTATTTATAGTTTTGAAGATGAAAAGATTAATGAAGATTATAGAAAATTAGCATTTTTTGTAAAAGAATTTATATATAGCAAAAATGAAGTTGAATTTAAACAACCAATTGAATATTTAAAAGATGTTGAATTTGATTCGTTTGAACCAATAAAACTAAAAAATATATCAATTTTTGAACAAAATAAAAATGTTTCTATCGTTCCATTAAAATATAATGAAAGAAATTTATATTTCAATTCGTGCATTTTTGAATTTAAAAATAAAAAATATTTACTAACAAGACATTCTTCATTTATTTCTAAAAATATAGCTAATAACACATTAAAGCTATTTGATTACGACACTTTATCTGAGATAGATTTACAAATCAAAGATGAAGTTTTATTTGAGCAATATGAAGACCCTAGAGTTTTAGTATATAATAATAAAATATATATTAGTTGTGTTAATTATATACATGAAAAAAATCATTTAATACATCAAAAAATTTTAGTGCTCAATGAAAATTTTGAACACATTAATAGTATACATCCTGTTTATGGACATAATGGTAAATCAATAATTGAGAATTCAGGAAGAGAAAAGAATTGGACATATTTTATTTATGAAAATAAATTATATTGTGTTTATACTATTGATCCTCATGTAGTAATTGAGTTTGACTGGAATGGAAATGTAGTTTCAAAATATGTAACTTACTTTAACTGTAAAAATATTTGGAAATATGGATATTGCAGAGGCGGCACAAATCCCATTTATAAAGATGGATACATGCATTCATTCTTTCATAGTAGTATTCCTTGTAATAAAACAAGAAGAAAATATATAATGGGATATTATAAATTTGAAGCAAAACCTCCTTTCAATATTGTTGAAATAAATGAAAATCCAATTTTATGGGGCAACGAAATTGATGATTTTATCTTAAAAGAAATTAATCCACCTGTTATTTTTCCATGTGGAGCAGTACTTGATAATAATCAATTTATAATTAGTTACGGTGTAAATGATGAAAAAACAGGAATATTAAATTATGAAAAATAAATTATCTATAATATATGTTACAGCTAGACGACAACCTAAATTTGAATGGTTTGTTGAAACTTTAATATCGCAATATCCTGATGGAGATGTTATAGATCAAATTGTTTTTATTGATACTTTTATTGATTACGAAGCAAATAGAAAAGAAGCTTTAGAAAAAATCGTTAATAATAGATTTAAATATTTACATATCGCTCCAAAACCATCTATTTGGAGAGGAAAACATAGAAAAACTAAAAGTAATTTTTTTGATGCATCAGGATCTAGAAATACAGGATTTTTAGTTGCGGAGCACAATCATATTGTTTTTATTGATGATTTATCAGCTTTAAATGAAGGGTGTTTAGAATATCATAGAAAAGCTGCTGAACAAAAAATAATTTTTTGCGGAGCTTATGATAAAGTTTCTGATATAATAATTGAAAATAATAAAATTAAAAGTTATAAAAAAAATAATAAAGATGGTCGAATTACCCATCAATTAACTGATGATAATCTTGCGATTGGAGGAGGTTGGATATTCGGCCAAAATATAAGTTTTCCAATGGAATATATTTTTAAAATTAATGGTTACGATGAATATTTAGCGAGAAGAGGATGTGAAGATTGTAATATCGGAGTTAGATTAGAATTAGCAGGTTATAAAGACTTGATGTTTTATAATAAAAATTGTTTAGTTATAGAAGATGAATTATTGCATTACACTCAAGAAAATATAGTTGATGATTTATATTGTAAAAGAAGATGGAAAACTGATGAAATTAAAAATGAAAATGTTAATTCATTTATGGGCCTTACAATGAATGACATAGAAGCTAAACATTTATATAAAGATAAAAATTTTTATCCTATTGATAAAGAATTTAACTTGATAAAAGAAAGAGACTTATATTCAAGCCAAAAAATTTTTAAATCAGTTGATGATTTGACTTATACGGATTATGATGGTGAAGACATATCTATCATATGAAATATTTCAATATCATTGATCAACTCAAAGGATGGTGTTCTCAAGATAAATCAGAAAAACTTTACAAATTAATTATAGATCAAAAGCCTTTAAATATAGTTGAAATAGGAGTATTTGCTGGCAAATCATTATTTTCCCAAGCATTTGCATTAAAAGAAAATAATTTAGGAATTATTCATGGAATTGATTCTTGGAAATCTATTGATTGTGTTGCTGGAATGAAAGATGAATCAGCTATAAACTGGTGGAGTTCTCTTGATTATGAAAATTTATATAAAGAATTAATTGATAATATTCAAATTAATGATTTACAAAATTTCATTAAAATTCATAGAATGTCTTCTGAAGAATTCTCAAAAACAATAGATTTTGAAATAGATATTTTACATATAGATGGAAATCATGAAGAAGAAAATGCATGTCGAGATATTGAAATGTATCTTCCTAAAGTAAAAGAAGGTGGTTATGTATGGTTTGATGACGCTAATTGGCATCAAACACAAAAAGCTGTAAAATTAATAGAAAATAAATTTAATTTCATGTTAATTAATAAAGCTAAATCGGATGATCCTAATAATTTTTGCAATTTGTATATTAAAAAAACAAAAACTATTATTCCTAAAATATTTTGTTTAACTTTAAAAAGTACTCCCAAAAGAAAAGAATATGCTCAACAACATTTTTCACAACATTATTTAGATATTGAATTTTTTGAAGGTATTCACGGTAAAAAATTTGGTTTAGAAACAAAAATACCTTATATGGATGATCAACCAAATTGGACTCCAGATCATGGACCCATGCATTTTATTTCTTCAGGACATATTGGATGTATTTTATCGCATTATATGTTATGGAAAGTTTTATCATATTTGCCATATGAAGAAATAATTATTTTTGAAGACGATGTTGTTTTAACTGATCGATTCATAGAAAATTTTATAAAATATAAAAATCAATTACCTGATGATTGGCAATATGTATTTTTAGGTCATTGTTGTTTACCGAGTGAAGAATACCAAATTAAAATTTCAGATAATATTATAAATACAATACATCCACCAATGTGTACTCATGCTTATATGATTAAAAAATCTGCAATTCCTATTTTGTTAGAAACAAATTCACTTGCATGGAGTCATATAGATATACAAATACAAAAAAGAAGTTTAAAATATCTGAAGCATTATGTGTTCATTCCACCGATTGTTGATCAAATATCAATAAATAATCCTAAAGATCCAAATTTCAAATCATTAACAGTTTTTAGTTAATATATGTTTAATATTTTTTTTGATAAAATATATATTATTACTTGCAAAAATTTTATTGAAAGACATGATTACATAAAAAATCATTTTAAAAAAAATAACATACAATTTGATTTTATAATCTCAACTGATAAAAATCTTTTCGATAAAAAAAATATAACCAACTCAGAAAAAAGTTTAGCTTTATCACATTTAAACTGTGTAGTAAATGCAAAACTCAATAATTATCAAAAAATATTAATATGCGAAGACGATGTGAATTTTATTGAAAATATAAATATTGAATTCGAAAAATTTTTAAAAAATTTACCACAAGATTGGGATTTTCTACAACTAGGAAATGCATTTTGGGCTTCACACTGGTTAAAAAGAAAATATATTAATGAAAATTTATATCAATTTGAATGGGGAAGCGGTTCACATTGTATAGCTATTAAAAACACTATATTTGATACAATGATCAAAAGATTTGAAATTTTAAATAATCCTGCTGATTTTATGTATTATTCACTTTTTGCAGAAAGTAAATGTTATTGTCCCGAAAACTTTTTAGCTGATCAATTATCAAAAAATATTTATTTAAAAGATAACTCTGGAAAATATATTTTTGATAGTTATTTGGATATTGATAGAGTTAAATAAAATGATAAATCATGTTAATAAAAACAATTCATCTTATAAAGATCTAGAATTGAAAGATATATCAATTTGTTTTGATATAGAAAAAGTTAAATACGGTATGAAAAATAGATGGATAAGAACAAAAAAAATGCCGTGGATATTAGTTTAATTATATGAATAAAATATATCATTTCATATTTGGTTTATCTGAGGATTTTATCAATAAACCATTTTGTTATTTTCATTATTTGAATATAAAAAGTTGTTATTTGACTCAAAATAAACCTAAAATACTTATACATTGCGTATATGAACCTCATAATAATGAATGGTGGGAGAAGATTAAAGATTTCGTGGAAATCGTAAAATATAAACAACTTCCAGATTTAGTATATTTTTGTAATAATCAAAAAGTATGGCGTTTTGAACATCAATCAGATATTTTAAGACTATTAATATTAAAAGACATTGGCGGTGTTTATGCCGATATTGATACGTTTTTTTACAAACCTTTCTTTCCACATTTTGATAATAAATCATTTGTCATGGGTTTAGAAGGTATGCATTATTTAGAATGGGATACTTGGAATATTCATGGATTATGCAATGCTTTAATAATTTCAGAAAAATCCCATGAGTTTATAGATATATGGTTAGAAGAATATAAAACTAGTTATGATAATTGTGATTGGAATGTATTATCTGTAAGAAAGCCTTATGAATTATCGCAGAAATATCAAAATTTAATTCATGTAGAACCTGCTTATACTTTTCATAAATATAGTTGGATAGGCTCTGTTTATGATGATTTCACTGATTATAACAGTTTTTATGTAACAAAATTATCTGATTGCGGTATAATGAGTAAACATTTATTTGAATCTAAAATTTTTGATAGACTTAAAGATATAACTGCTGATGAAATAAAGATTAAAAATAGTCTTTTTGCTAGGATGTGTAAAAATGTAGAAGGACTCCTTTAATTAATAGTATGAATAAAAACACTCCAGAATATTATGGTTATACAATAGGTCAAAATATTGCGCCTTATATTAATAAATGTATTGATGAAACTGGTGAATGTTATGTATCAGAAGGTGAACATATTTTTGGTCGAAATGATGAAGAATGGCATAAAGGGCATGTTTGGTCAGATAGTTGTATTACTTGGGGTTGGAATAGAAATCATAATATTAAATTAATTGGCGCTGGATATGATAAAACAATATTTAAATTAATAGACAAAGTAAATAGTAGAAATTTATTTGGAACGCCAGCTCCAATTGTTCACATGTTGTCAACAAATTATAATGTTAGCTGCGATAATAATTTAATTGAAGGAATAACATTTGATGGTAATTATGAAAATAACCATGACATCAGTACTGTTTGTGCAATAAGAATGCGCGGTTCAAATAATACAGTTAAAAATTGTCGATTTATCAATTTTGGACCGGGCGATCAATCAGATAATGAATGTTTTCAAGTTTTTTGCGTAGGACATGGTAAATTAGATGACGGCGCTAAAATATTTAATAATGTATTTGAATCTGTTGGTAAAAAAAGAAATAGCAAGAAAGGTCATTGCCCCGAAAATACATTTATTGCAGTTGGCGGCAAAGCGCCACAAATAAAAAATAATATATTTAAAAACTGTGAATTCGATATAATAAATCAACAAAGTCCATTACATGCGATTACAATTGCTGATTCTTTAAATGCAGAAATAACAGACAATATCTTTGAAAACTTTCAAGGTAATTGTATTTATATAGATAGTTGGACTAATAAAAATGCTGTAATAGTGAACAACCGTGGTACAAATATATGGAATTTTATAGCACTGACTTGTCAGCATTGGCAAAATCAAGATCAAATTAGTTATAGTGAAGATTTTTGTATAGAAAATAATGAAGTAGTTTTAAGTGATGGCAATGTTTATTATCAATGGGATCAACAACCTATTGTATCTGTATTTTTTGCTTACAATCATGATCCTCAATTAAATATTAATATATATACAGGATTTAAAAATATTGTTGCAAAAGATAATAAAATCACTTTAGGTCATAGAATAGTTAATGGAGTAACTGAAGTCAGTAATATTTTAAAGTGTTATTGGGGATATGCAGCTAGCACAGACAAAATTCTGTTGACAAACAATCAAATTTTGAGTAATATCCCTAAACCAATTGAGAAACCATCTATCTTTAGAAGATTTATTAATTGGTTACTAAATATATTTAAATAATTATGAAGAGATTAATCTCACTACTATCTATTATTACTGCACTCACGGCCAACGCTTTGGATTTCTCCATTGTTGGAAGTGGAAACACTCAAACTCAAGGACCAACTACGCCAACACAGTTTGCTACTGGTCTTCGTTTCGAAACTTTTGTTACTGATGCTATTAGCATTGGCGCTGTTCAATCTTTTGGATTGACGGCTGTTAATAATGTTCTATTTAATACTGAAGTATTTACTGCTTACAATATTAACTATACAGTTTTTGGAATGAAGAATACTGTATTCGCTGGCGGCGATGTTAATCTAGCTTATGGCGATGGGACTCAAAGCGCGTGGCAAGCTGGACCAATTCTAGGTAATCGATTTTTCCTAACTGATAATACTTATATTCTCGCCCAAGCTGCTTACGATGTAGCTTTGAATGGCGTGTCAAATAATCAGGTTCGATATACGCTAGGTTTGGCTTTTAGATTTTAATTAGAATAATCTAAAAAATTTGTGTATTATCCAGTAGGGGTCAAACCCTACTGGATTTTTTATTTATGAGGTGGATCAAATTTCTCATCATTAGTTTATTTTTTGTCATCAATTTATACGCACAAGTTGTAACAAATACAGCCACATTATATTCTAATATTACTCAAGCAGATAATAGTGTTATAACAGTTCCTATTCCCATAACTATTGTTAGAACTAATGGAAGAATTGCTGAATTGTCATTAAATATTAGTAATGTTTCTCAA